CCGTTACATATATGTTTGAACTTCTTCAAATGTGAATATTTTTTGAAAATTGGTATCTACTCTATAATTGCATTGGTTATCAGTTACTTATGAATTATAATATTTTTTCCTTGCACGAAATTTGCTCGTTTTAAGTTTTTTAACGTCACTTAATGGTGATACAACAACGAACACGATACCATCCTCTAATATCTGATGTATCGACAATAAAGTCCGCAAAGTTTGGATTTACCGAGCGGCAAATTACTTTTGACTCATCATCCTTGTATTGATACACATTCTTAATTATAGCACCATTCACTGTATCGAGAACGTAAGTACTTCCCCATTCGATGAAAGCCTTTTCGTTTATTTTCTGCACCATCACCTTGCTACCACTTGGAAATTCGGGTGACATACTATCTCCAGTAACAGAGATGGCGAGGTCTATATTTTCGACTGGTGACATAATCATCTCACATTCGTGGTTCGAAATCTGATATTCAAAATTATTGGGAGTTCCACCTTGAGCTGCGACAGGCAAAAGCGGTACAAGGTATGCCGAAGAATCCTTTGCAAAGGTTGGCAATACACCTCCTTTTATCATTTCTCCATTACCAGTTGCAAGCCAGTCTACATTAATTTCAGGGTATACTTCCTCTATCTTTCTCGCAACCTTGCGTGAAAGAAACTTTGTATTATAGAAATGACTAATACTTAATCCAAGAGACTCTTGGAACTGTACCATCGACATTCTTTTTGACTTGGCGATTTCTTTCGCTCTTTCTGTAAATGTACTCATAATATTTAAAATAATATAAATAATAATAGTCTACTAATAGAAAATTTTGTTATGTGAATAATTATTATTAATTTTGCGGTGTGGTTAATAATACTACTCTAATTATGGAGCAAAGTTAGTAATAATATATTAATTTATATATAATTATATAGTTAAAAATGGTTATAACATCACAAAAAGACAAAGAACGCATGGTTTGTCTGTCAATTGACAAATACATGGAGCAAGGCCTCAAGAAGTCTGAGGCTGTGCGGCGGACAATGAGTGACTTCAACTACGCAACAGAAGCTGCTATCTACAACATCTATAAGCGTAATAAAACGAAAGGAGGAAATCATAATGACTAACGATATCCCTGACGTTAAGCCAAAAGGTCGATATTCTATTAAGGAAACGGCAGAAAAATTAGGGATAAGTGTAACAACCGTATATCGCTATATTAAAAGCGGATTCCTTAAGAATAGCATCAGACAGAATGGGCGAATTATTATTGCTGGGTCTGAAATTACCCGATTTTGGGGTGGCGAGTATATATAATATAATAAGGTGTAAATATGGAAAAGGAGATACAAGAAGCAATCACATTATTAGAATCCCAAGGTTACGAGATTACTCCACCGCAATCTATCTCAGTCATAAATGAAGAGTTTGAAAAATGGTGGAAGATGTATGGTAAGTGTGTTGGTAAGCAAAAGTGCCTTAAAAAATGGATGCACATGACTAAGAAAGATAGAGCTGCTTGCATAGCAGCTACACCTAAATATGTTGCATCTATTACACAGAAAGTTTTCCAAAAGCATCCTCTTACCTATCTTAATTCCCGTGCTTGGGAGGATGAAATATATTCTGAGTATGACGAAGTACAGCAACAACAGCAGCGAACAGAGCTTAATTTCGCAAGAACAGCAGCAGAAGTCTTTAACGCAGATTAATTTCGAAGAATGGATAGAAACCAATTATCCTTTAATCAGTAAGCGAAAAGAGCCAGTTTCTTCGTTAACTTCTGCCTTTAAAGATACCAATACATTTGCATCTTTAGATAATGATTATGAAGAGGGGTTCGCTCTTAAATGGATAAAAGCTCAATTATTAGATACCTTTAGACTTCTCGGTGCTGGAGGTTCTATTAATAGTCTTCAAGTTATCTTTATGGCAAGGCGAATAAGATATATCTACTACTATCTATCACCCACCGAATTCACCTACTTTTTGGAATCATTGATAGGTGGATGCTATGGAAAGATATATGTAGGTAATACTATCAACCCTCAGAATCTTATGGAGGCGTTGCTAAAGTTTGATACAGAAAGGGCAAAGATATTATCTCAGATGGAATCTGATGCCAATAAAGAGCGAAAGAAGAATGTAAAGGCTGATATTGATACTGTTAATGCTATCTGTCATAAGATACATAAGGAGTTGGCTATTAAGCTTATGGGTTCTAAAGCTTGCAATGAATACAAACCGTTTAACGTTAATAAAAACAACAATGAAAATTGAAATCAAATCAATGACTTTACAGAACTTTAAGAAGGTTCGGAGTCAAGAAATTAACTTTAGCCATAATATGGTTATTAGTGGCGCAAATAAGGTAGGCAAGACAACTATCTACGATGCTTACCTTTGGGCTATCTTCGGTATTATTAGCAAGAAGAATGCTACTGTGCAACCTCTTGATATTAATAATAACGTTATTCATCATCTTGAAACCTCTGTCACTGTAGTACTTAACTATAATGATGAGCGAGAGATTAAGGTACAGCGTATTCTTTCTGAGAATTGGAAGAATAAGGGTACAGCAGATGAGAAGTTGCAAAGTACTACACAGGATAGACTTATCGATGACGTTCCTCTTTCACAGAAAGATTTCAACGCCAAACTTGAAGAACTTTGTCCGCTCAATAAATGGCTCGTACTGTCTAATATCAACATCTTTATGTCCTATAAGGTTGATAACCGCCGTAAAATGCTTATGTCGCTGGCAGGCAAAATCAATGAAGAAGAATTGATGAAGCCTTATCCTATGGTGTATAAGGGCGTAATTGAAGAGAAGAAAGAACTCTCCGATATGCTTACACAGCAGAAGGCAACAAAGAAGAAAGCGGAAGAGGAGTTAGATTTGATACCTGCAAAGGTTCAGGCACAAGAGGCTCTTAGAGTTGATGCCGATTTTACTGCTCTCAAAGCGCAGAAGGTAAAGATTGATGCTGATATTGCTGCTATAGATGCGGCATTGGAGGGAACGACTGAGAAAGACCCTGCTATGGAAGAGTACCTCAATAAGTTGCAAGCGCATAACGTAAAGGTTGCGAATGCACAGAAGGTATGGCAAGATGCTAAGATTAAGGCGATTGATGAGCTTACGAAGAAGATTTCTACGGCTTCAACGAAACTCAATGACGCTAAATCTGCATATACTACAAATATGGAGACCAATACAAAATACAAGGTTTCCTTGGCAGAGGTCACTATTAATTTCAATAACAAGATTAAAGAGTGGAATAATGCTAACGAAAAGAAATTTAACTATAAGCAAACAGATGTTTGTCCAGTTTGTGGTCGTCCTTATACGGACGAAATGAAGGCAAAGGAATATGATAACGCCGTTGCCGAGTTCAATAAGAATAAGTCTGATGAACTCACAAAAATACAGAATGAGGCTGCTCAAATTAAGCAACAGATGACAGTCCTCAAAGGTAATATCAATACCTATGAGCAGATTACCAAGGCACAAGATGAGGATAAGGTAAAGAATGCCCAATCTGAGTATCAGAAGTTAATTGACGAGCGCACAGAGAAGCAGAATCAAACTTGGGAAGCTGCTGCGGAAAAGGTGGTCTTTGATAAAGACCTCGCCGATATTGAAGCAAGTAAGCCTGTTGCGAAGGTTGATGCTACAATCGAAGAGAATAAGGAGAAAAAGAAGACCCTTACTTCTCTGCGTGACGAGTTAGTTAACAAAATCGCAGGCGAGGAGACTAATAAGCGTATTGATACAGAGAAAGAAAAGCTCAATAATCGCTCTGTTGAGTTATCTCAGATTATCGCTGATTGCGATGAAGTTATTAGACAAATCAAAGCTTACAAAAAAGCAAAGATTAATCTTGTTGAAAAGAAGGTTAATTCTTACTTCTCCCTCGTCCGTTGGAAGTTCTATGAGCAGAATAAGACCAATGACGATGAGAAGGAAATCTGCACCGCTATTGACAATGACGGTATCGACTACGATAACACAAATGATGGAACTGTCATTGATATGGGCGTTGATATTATCAGTGGTATATCTAAGGCTTCTGGTATCTTCGTACCTCTGTTCGTTGACCGCAAGGAATCAGCAGAGCACATCGTCCCCGTTGAGCAACAGATTATCTACTTGCAATGTATCTACGGGCAGCCATTGGAGATAAAATCAATTTAAAATTTAAATATAGAAATTATGGAAGAAACAAAAGATTTGACTGTATCACAGTCTCAGAAAGGTATTAACATCTTCGGCTCTATTGAAGGTTTTGAAGCAGGACAGAGAATTGCAAAAGTATTTGCATCTTCTTCTTTTGTCCCTGATGTCTATAAGGGCAATATTGGTAATTGTATGATAGGACTCAATATGGCTATTCGTATGAACGCTGACCCTCTGATGGTTTTACAGAACCTTGTTGTTGTTCATGGAACACCTACGTTTGAAGCGAAGTTTGCCATAGCTTGCTTTAATGCAACGGGCAAATACTCTACACTTAGCTATGCGGAAGTTGGAGAAAGAGGTAAAGATACTTGGGGAATGTATGCCTATGCTATCGAATTGAAGACGGGAGAGGTAAAGAAAGGTCCTATTGTTACAATTCAAATGGCAAAGGATGAAGGTTGGTATTCCCGTAACCCTAAATGGAAAAGTATTCCAGAATTGATGCTTCGTTATCGTTCCGCTTCTTGGTTTATTAGAACGACCGACTCTGGTATCATGATGGGCTTTCAGACCAGAGACGAGGCAGAAGATGCCGATTATGAAGAGATTCCTGCCACTAACGCTTCTATTGAGCAGCTTTCAGCCGAAGAGAAGCTTGCCCAAGCTCAGCAGCAAGAGGAACAGCAAGCTAATTCTCAGTCACTCGATATGAATAATGGCGAAAAAAAGGAAGAAAATAAAGCTGCCGATAATCAGCCAAGCGACACGCAAAAAGCCGCTGATACCGCAGAAAATGCGGCTCAAACCAAGCGTAAGGCTCAGCCGATGGGTAAGCAAGAAATGCCTGATATGTTTAAGCAGCAGTAGAACGACAGATAGGAGAGGGAGAAATCTCTCTCCTATATATAATAAGGTATAGAATATGCAATTAGTTACATTAGGTAGTGGAAGCTCTGGTAATGGGTATATCCTACAGAATGATGATGAAGCACTTATCATAGAATGCGGAATGCCATTAAAAGATGCCGCAGAAGCACTTGGAGGAAATCTTAAAAAGGTTGCTGGTTGCCTGATTACTCATAGCCACAGCGACCACGCAGGGTTTATTCGTCAGTATGCACGACCTTTCAATATCTTTGCAACCAAAGGTACTTTGGAAGAGAAAAAGATAAAGGAGGATGATTTTCATTACAATGTCATACCGATGCTGAAAGAGTTTTGTATTGGTAACTTCGTTATAAAGGCTTTCGATACAGTTCACGACACAAAAGAGCCTTGTGGCTTTATCATTTATCATCCCGATATGGGAGATATGCTTTTCCTCACGGATAGCCATCATATCAAATATAAGCTATCTTTTCCGCTCGATTATATTCTTATCGAATGTAATCATACCGATTCATTGGTTGAAAAGAGTATAAAAGAGGGTATTATTCCTAAAAAGGTTGGCATAAGAGCAAAGGCTACTCACATGAGTTTGGAAAGATGCCTGAACTGCTTGAAAGAGAATAAGTTACAAAGAACGAAAGCGATTGTACTTATTCATATGAGTGCAAATAATGGCGATGCAGAATTATTCTCTTCTGAGGTAGCGAAAGCAACTGGTAAGGCGGTTTACGTTGCGAAGAAAGGACTCTCGTTGGAGTTGATAAAATGAAAACTTTTGAAGAAATATCGTATTTGCATATCATAGAGCAACTACAAGAACAAGTTAGATTGCTTACCGATGAAAATAAGTTATTGCGTAAATCAATAAAACGTTATTTACATGGAGAAAGAAAATGAAGAGCCTTGTTGCGGTAATTGTATTTCATTTACAAATGAAGATGCTCTCGGTGGAGGTTGTTGCTGCGACAAAGAAGAAGGTACAGTTTGTTGGGAATGGTGTAATAAACATAAATACAGATAATTATGAAAATTAAAGCAAAACAGATTAATAAGTGGGTAAAAAAAGCCTACGATAATGCTGTCAAACATGGATGGCATGAAGAAGAAAAGTCTAATGCGCATTGGTTAATGATGGTTTGCACAGAAGTAGCAGAAGCCATACAAGCTGACCGCAAAGGAAACTATATGGACGAACTTGACAAAGAAGGTCTTAAAACTGTACTTATTAACGACAATGGTGGCAGTTTGTTCAACAAATACTACTCAGATACCATAGAGGGAAAAGTAGAAAGCGAGTTGGCCGACATTTGTATTCGTGTCTTTGATTTAATGGGTGTTTGTAATATTTTGGCAAAGAATGGTTTTTCCACATCTAACTCTGAGGTTAAGTATGCTAAACAGTATAGCTTTACTGAGAATGCTTTAATTGTTACAAGAACTATTGTTTCGTGCACCCTCAACCCATCTATAAGAGTAAAGGCAGAAATGTTCTATGTCTTATATGAAAGTATTCTTTCCTTCGTATTTGAATGGGCAGAAGCACTTGGAATCAACCTTGTACAGCATATTAATCTAAAGATGCGCTATAATGAGACCCGTGAGTATCATCACGGAGGAAAGAAATACTAAAAGAAATAAGGCGGCTGCTCTTCACGAGTAACCGCCTTTGTTATCCTAACAATCTTTTACTTAAACATAACCTATTGAAAACTAAGAACTATCAAAAAAACTTATATTTTTTTTCTTCTTTTTATATATTGCCAAGATATCATACCTATCATGAAGAGAGGCACGAATACCGCCGTAACCTTACCTAATCGTAAGAGTGCTGCATCTGTTTTATTCATTGGCTTCTCTATATACACGGGATATGGCACAGAATCTTGTTTAGCCTTATTCAAGGAATCGATTTTGAGTCGATATTTGCTTAGACTATCCTTATATGATTTATAGTAAGAAACACTATCTCTGAGCTTCTGTACAAAGCTCTCGGAGTAGTTATGACTTTCGTAATGATATTTATCTTTTCTTATTATATTTCCTTCTTTATCAACCGTTACAGAAGTGCTATCTCTGATATGGTTTGTTTCTGACTTGCTCGTTTCTTTCAGCTCACTCTGCTTACTTTGATAGAGTTCGAGCGTTGTTAAAAGTCGGGTATTGAATATCGAATCCCAATGCAACTGCTTATCGCTGATATAAGTCTGTCGGGTAACCACCTTCGGGGTAGCCGTACATCCGATAACTATCTGCGTCATAAGAAACAGAAGCATTGAAATTGATAAACAATAAAACAAATCTTTAACCCTTTTCATAAGCTATGTTGTTATATTAAAGGCTTTCAAAGCTCTCTTCCAATATTTGGTTCTGCTCGACAAGCCGTTTGTTCCACCATTAATTTTCTTTGTTACAGCAAGAATATTATTCTTATCCGCTACGGCATTCAATCCTCTTATCAGCCAATACCACATACCGCTTTTTACTGCTCCTTTCGGTTGTTCCAAGAGCTTTGGCTCTGCTACAACATCACCTTTGCAGTACTTTGAGTTCGTGTAAGCTTGATAATTCGCCCTTCCTGTTAAATGCAAGAAGCCACGACCTTTATATCTGTAGCCATCTCCCTTTTGAGTATTACCCAACATCTTTGCGAGTTTACCGACCTCATACTTATGGAAATAGTCAGCATTACCGATTTCTCGTATATGTACCAACTCTGCGGTTTCGTGAGCCACTTGCGCAAGGAAATTTGCCATACGAATGGGAGTGTTTATATTAAAGGCATCTGCATAGGCATTGATATAAGGAAGATATGTATCAATCCTTTCTCCAGCTTTCGGCATGATGGCTTCCATTTGTTCTTTTGTTACTTTCATTTTTTACCCTCCGTTGCTTTAAATCCTTCTTCTAAGGCATCGCCAACACCTTCGCTTTTAGATTTTGCAAGGGCTACGACAAATGCTTTAATGAATCCTGTTATTGTCTTCTTCTCTACTGATACGCCACGCACAAATAAAAAATGCCCTACTATGCTTGGGATTTCTATTCTTGCCGCAATAAATGCAGTAACAACCCATCCACCCCATATGTAATTAATGTCAAGCTGCGGCAATAGAGCTTTACCAAGAGATACACCTAACATTATGTAGATAAGGTAGTCTACGAATTTATTTGCAGTTCTACGTCTTGCCCGTGATACTCTGAACTCATATCTATCCGCAAGCAGAAGATTTTTATCTTCTAAAGCATTCTTATGGCGAAGGCTACTCTCTTCGCAGCCAAAACGATAGTCAGCGATTATGAGTAGAACGATAGCAATAAGCATCCATCGGGTATCGAGTAACATGCAACTCAACTCATCCCCGAATAGCACCATCCCTGCTGCTCTTGTACCTGTATTTCCTATCTGTGCTACCATATTTTGTTTTTTGTTGCAAAGATAGTTTTTTAGGTTAACATTTCGATAATAATACTGATATTCGATATAAACAAATAAAGAGGAACTTATAAAAGCCCCTCTTTACGAATGATTCAAACTGTATATCTACTTCAAAAAGTATTCTCTAATATCGTATACCCCATCCTTATCTTTTAGTAGGTCAATGGCTAATCTGTAGGCATATTCTACAAGTTCCTCTTCGCTTATATCAGAAAGAGATTTCTCTCCCTTTATTGCAACTATGGTTTCCCCGTGGTCGCTTATTACCTGATTCATTGCTATATACAGCGCATAATCATTGTAATACGGCTTATCCTCCATACAGAAGCCTAACTTCTCCATTTCATCCAACCATTCTTGCATATTCCATGTAGCTTCGGGATTCATCTTACCGATAATATCCAACGCCTCATTCTTGGTAAGATAGTTCTTCCACTTGATAGCGCAAAGCTTATCAAGATACTCTTGCGCCAACTCTGGGTGCTTTGCTGCCATATCCTTCATCATGCAGCGCATGGTATCACCAAACACGCGCATGTATTTCACGTTTGCCGACGTAGCCATTATTCCATATAGCTCATCAAAGTTTTTCATCAATTCTTCCATATCCGTATTATTCAGTTAATAAATTTTTTAATTCAGCAAAATCGCTCTCTCCAAAACTAATACTCTTCTTGCTCCCGAAAAGAAGTGTCGTGAAGATATTGTCGGGTAGGTCGATATACAGAGTTCCGCCATCAATCCTACCGCTTATGAATCCAATCTCAAAGCTATAGTTGTCAATGGTTTTTAGCATCTGCATGGCATCGTCAAAGATGGTATCTACATTAATATCACCATTCTCGTCACCGATAAACAATGCTGCATTATCAATAGTTTTACCTAACTTCTCCTTGTTGATGGATATGATATTGTGCGCCGCACGTTTCATGTAGACGGAAGGAATTGCCAACATTGGGTTTCCTTTTATCATATCGTCAATTCTTGCGTCTGCCCACAGGTCTACCGATGTAAGCAGCTTCTCTTTAAGTTCCGTTATGTTCATTTCTTTACTCCTCCTTTCTTTGTTTTGTTGTACCATACGAGGTATTCTTGCCAAGTCTTATCACTATGGTTAGTCATATAATCGTTGAGCATGGCAGATTTCTGCTCCTCTGCCTGCGCTACTTCTTTTCTCAGTCGTTGCATCAAGGACAAGTGTTTCTTTAATGCCTCCTGTCCTTGCTGAGTGCTTTCGATACGAGGGCGTATGATACGCAACTCCTCATCTTGCACTAACTTAGACACATATTGCAAGCTATTAACGTACTCCTGGTTTTGCATCAAGTATTGCCTTTGCGCTCCTGTAAGATTATCCTCAATCTTATCAATTTCATCCCATAAAGGGGTGGAAGACTGCTGCGCTTGCATATTGATAGATGCTCGCTTCTGCTGTATTGCCTCATACATCTTCTGTAGCTCGGCATCCATCATCTGCGGCTGCTGCTGCTGATTTGTGCCCATATCAAGCAAAGGGCTGTTTCCAAAATTCATCATAATCAATATCTTTAAGTTGGTGATATATTACAGAGAGGTGAGAGGGCATCCACCAACGAGGGCAAACACCCCTCACCAACTCATTTTTTCTTAGTCCTTTTTACAGACTTCCTTGCTGCTCTGTTACGCTCCTGTAGTGGGAGTGGAGGGAGTGGCGCAGTTACAGCCGTAGCTGCCGTAACCAGAAACTACTGGCGTAGATGGGAGTACCAACTGACCACGAAGACAGTTACATGTCTTCTCGTTCACGTAAGCCATCATCAGCTTCTCCTTGTAAGGAGTGAGGGCTTCCATTACGGCCACCTTCTTGTCAAGGTCGCAATACTTTGCTTGCAACGCATCGTACTGGTCTCTCTGATTCTTGTACAGACCGAAGTCCGCATCAATCTGAGACTTGTACAGACCGAACTCAGCCTGCATTGCACGGAGGTTCTCAGCGTTGATAGCATCTGTAGCACCCTTGTACATAGAGAACTTCTCTGCGATGTCAGTTTCACGCATAGCGTAGAACTTATTATCAGTGTCGAGCTTCAAGCCGAACATGTCGGTAAGCAGCTTCACCTCATCAGCGCATTCCTTCTCCATTACCTGCAATGCGGTTGGCTGATTTGAGCTTGAGTTAGCTCCGTAAGTGTTGATGTTTACGTTCTCAGGCATATTGCTGCCGAGTGAGCCAAATACGCTGCGGTTGTTACCGCCAAGCAACCAAGCACCTGCACCGAGTGCTGTGCCGATGATACCAAGGGTAAGACCAGCATTACCTGTTGCCTTAGAAGCATACTCATCGTGCTTCTTTCCCTCTTCGTAGATTTTCTTCTCTACGACTTTTGCATCTGTCATTTCCATAATACAATCTTTTGAAATCCTTAATATTAACTAACACTATTGTAACGTTACGATGCAAAGGTACAGCGAATTAATAAGAACAAATATAACTCTATCACACTTTCTTTTATTGGTTGATTATCAGTGTTTTAAGGTGATAGTAGGTAATATCATTTTGAGCTAATATAGGGGGAATAAAAATCTTTTCCAATCTTGCAAACATTGGAAAGGATTGAAAACAAAAAGAGAGGCAATCATTTACCTCTCTTTAGCTTATAAGAAATAATTAAAATACAAATACAGTCCAAATCCGAACCACATTGTCAATACCATAGTTGACATCGTTACCCAAGCCAGGAAGAACTTATCGACCTTCTCGTACTCATGCGTAATGTATAGGTATGCAATGAACGTGCAATTAATGACGACTATCATTGCTACTATAATCAAAGTCTGAAACACAAAGTCCATAATACTCATACATACTCGCTTATCCGTGCTGCGTAGGGCTTAATACGTTATGATTTTCTCTTACTCTTAATATAGTGAAGAATATCCCACTTCTTAAAATATCTCGTATGTCCTCGCTTCTTGCATTCACCATTCGGAATGACACCCTTTGCAACCATCCTGTTAAGTGTAGCATCAGAAACGTGAAGTTTCTCCTTGACCTCCTCGGTGCTCATCATAGGGTTGAGCATATCGGGGATGATATCACACAGTCTATCCATATCCTCATCGCTCATTCCACAAGCGGTAATTTTCTCACCATTTCTCTGTTGCTCGTCTGCCTTGAAGCAAGCATCGCTCAGCGACTTCAAAGCCGTGCCGAGCAACTTATAATTTAGTATCTTTCCCATATTATGCACAGATTTTTCGTCCTAACTTGGTTTTGCTGATAAACATGTCACAGAATCCGTATATATAAAACATTGCCGTTACTATCATGACTGTGAAGCACGAATCAATCATATCTTGAGTTGTGTACCAACTCCACTCTACAATATGGGCAGCGTTGATACCGAAGAAGTAGAAAAATGGTATTCTATATCTCCAACACAAAAAGAAGAATCGGCTTGCTAATATCAAAACCATAGGTAAAATATAAACCATAAAATAGATGAATAAATAGCATGGAAAATTCTCATTGTTTGTTATGAACATTTCCCTTGGATGCTGGCTAAAATCCCACATTCCATAAGCGTGTAAGCACATAATGATTATTGGAACGTACTTACAGAACCAGCGGAAGAACTTCAAGATTCTCCGTGAATATCTGTTACCATGTTTCATCAGCAAATCCATAACCTCGCTGACGTCTTTGTCTTGCAACCACCTTAATAGGTCGCCTTCGTCTTCTTTATTCATAATTTTCGGTTTTAAGATTCAAAATAAGATGGTTGCAAAGTTACACTTTTGTGGCAATAACGCAAGAAAAATGTCAAATTGTTAGTGTTAAACTTTACTAAACCATCTTATTGCTATCAACAACGGCGTTTTGCTATCAATCTGTTATCCAGTATGTCAAAAACACATCCAAGAATCCTGCCACCTCTGCCATATACCACACAGGCTTATATCCTTCGTCATCGTCCGAACAGCTTACGAGTAGCAGATAGATAAGAGCTATTACAGCCGTTGGCACCCAGCATACCGACAGACACCAGCCTACACACCCTGCCGCAGCTATAAGCGCACCTCCTTTGTGAATAGGGTAAGCATCAGCATCAAGATAGTTTGGTGCAGCACCAACAAACATCAGTCCTCCACAGCCCAAGAAGGCAAGGAACTGAACGCCCTTACCTGTGTCGAGCATACACACCATCATCAGTATCGCACACGTAACCATTACAGCAGTGAACACCCATCCATAGTTTCGCTTGCGCTTATCGCCAATTACCTCACTTCCAGTACATCCCTGTAACTGATAATACACATCGCTCACCATCGCAGGAACACCGAACCTCATTGCTGCGAGAAGCAGAAACCCTCCCAAGAGAAGAAACAAAATAACACTCAGTATATACATAGTCTTTTCATTTTAGTTGTGTTAAACTATCTCAAACGCAAGAGGTATGCGCTTGAACTTCACTGGTATCTTCAGTGTGAAGTCATTACCTTTAACGATTTTCTTCATATAGCTATAAAATTAAATTGTTAATCGTACTTTTTCTGGATAACCTGCCGTAATATCATAGGCTATCAATGCGTCTATCGTCTGTAGCTCAGCAACCTTGTCAAGATGAGTCTGCGTAACATTGTAGCAGTCTTTGGCGTAGACTTCTATCTTGCTGATGAGGTCTTGAGCTGTATCAATAGGCAGGGTATAACACTCGCCGTCGAGCCACAGGGTCGTTTCCGTTCTCCCCATTCGCATAAGTCGCTCATTGCCCTGATATACCCTATCTCTTGTCTCGAAGTCGAGCCAGTGAGCCTCGCCGTTGAGATAAAACGTATTCACCTCTGCGCTCTTATCGTACTCCGTTATCTGCTCGATGCACTTGTTTCTCAGAGCCTCTGTCAGCTGTTCATCAGTAGGCTCGGCATCGGTATTCATGCCGAGCAGCACGCAGTCGTATAGATACTCACCGTCTTCTGTCTTGCGTTCGTTCATAGCAAGACGCACCTCATTATTTTTCCATGTCGCAACCTTCGTTTCCAAAGGCGTAGCATACAATTCCTTATATGTTATCATATCCGCTTAGTAATTATTATTGTTGCTCATTATTCCTGCGTCAAGATTACCGAAAGTGGTTTCCGTCTGTATTGAATAGATTTTTTCGTGAAATCCGGGTGCCATGTACGTTGCGCTAAAGGAAGCTATCTGTACATAGAAGGATGGCCTTGTCACAAACTGCCCCTTCTTGATGGCAGGCACCAGTTTTGTGTTGTCGTAGACCGTGGCATCCCCAGTAAGGAATACGCCATCCGCAAGATTTGTCAGCGCACCATTCTTCACCATTGTGCGGCTCGTAAACGTCCTTCCGTCGGCTGCACTTGCGAGTTCGTAGGTACTCAATCCGTTGGCCGAGTCGGCTACTATCTTTCCGTTCACTCTTGGTGCTGAGTAACGATACAGGGTTGTCGTTTTACCCGTCGCACCCTTAACGAAAAGAATGTAGTTGTTGTCCTTCGTTGCCGTGTACCACGACTTCGTTGTGTCAACCCACGGCAGGTCTACATTCTCTCCGAGCGGAGTCGTCAGTCCTGCGTCCTCTGCTTTGATATATTGCGCAGAAGTTATCTTCGCGTCGGTCTTGCTTAGCGAGGCGATACCAGCAGGGCCGAGGTCGTAGAGAAAGTTTCCGTTGTCGTCGTAGTACGACAGCACGGCCTGTCCCGAACTGTTCAGACCAAAGCGGATGTTTGCAGTTCCTGCCTTGCCGTAGATATTGATAAGGCCATCGGCTATCCTCACCATCTGTCCGTTGAGTCCTTGCGATGTAAGCATCTGCGCCAGTATCAGAGCCGCATTGATGGCTCCGTCTGTAAAGAGCGCGGCTGTCGTAGTCTGACCTGTAGAGAGCGTGTTCTCCACCTTGATTTTCTCGCCATACAGAGTTACTCCGCTCGACGTAATCTCAAGTCCTGCCGCCTTGGCCGTGGCTCTGTCTATGAGGTCGGTCTTCCGTTCTGTATAATCAGTAAGTTGTGCGCCTTCCTCCAACTTCGGCTTTGTCACCCAAGCTTCAGTATCGCCTGGAACACGTATCAGCACCTTGTCTGGAATTACCTCTGCTCCCTCGCCAGTATAGTCCTCTATTCGCCAATGCACCCAGTACCGCTTATAGGTCGAGGTGAGTGCGAGCTGTACGAATCCGTCAGCCCAGCCGACCGGATATACGTTTCCTTCGCAGGTTTCTGTAAATACGTTTGCATGAACGCTGTCTCCATAGAGAAAAACGTTGATGTTCCCGCTGCCCTTGGCAACGAAGGAGAACACATAGTCCTGATTCTTTACTATTCTCGCCTGCCCAGAAAGGGTAGCTGTTGTTGGAAATTTATATTGCAAGGCTTCTGTGTACAGAGACTCTGCCGAGTTATTTTTGTTGTACAATATACCGTAGCAGCCTTCGTATTTACCAAACAAAATCAGTCCGCTGGCAAACTGAAGATTGCTGTTGTCAGACGATCTGGTCAGTGCCATCGTATCATCCAAAAGGTTTCCTCCCACATAGTCGTAGTCCGTTTCCGCAGGAGTCCAGCCTGTGTACTCGCTTCCTTCCTCCAACATCGGCATACATATCCATCCGTTACCAGAGGCAGTATAACCAAATGTTCCGTCCACGGTTATGCCATTGTAGACAAAGATATTCACCTCGATAAACTCTGCGTCGCCCGTATTGAAGGTGTAGTTCACCTGCCTCCACTGGTTCACCTCTTCCTCCTTCGTCAGCCAATCCATTTTACCCGAGGTGGCAGTAATTCTGTCCCCTCTACCACTATTCAGCGCAGCCATCTTGAAAACCTCTGAATGAACCTGTAAGTCCTTCGTGTCGCACTTTATCCATGCCGAGAAAGTGTAGTCGGTGTTCTTCTTCACAGCGATGCCGTTGACGTGCTGTCCCCAGAAAAGTCCATTATACTGATGCTTTCCGTTACCAGTCACCGAGAAGCGGATGGCATTATGGCCGTTCACGCCCTGTGTTATCGTAGGCTGGAAGAGGCCGTCCGAATAATATATATCACCCTTCCTCGTCAGTGCCGTATCTCGCAGTAGGTTATGCCGTCCTTGCTGGCTCTGAGTAACACTGAGAGTAATCTCCTTAGCTGTCTGCTTGATAGTAGATGTGTAGGCGTTGAGAACGGTAGGATTACTTCCTTTCAGGTCTTTCTCCAGTGCCTCAAACTTCGACTGGTACTGCTTGGCCGTAGCCTTTACACTGCCCATGTACTTTGTCACATTCACAGAGAATGGAACCTGTGTACTGTAGCTCTTCCCTCCGAGAGAGAATGCGATTGTGATAAATCCCTCGCTCACCGACACCTTGTCTCCGCTCGCCAGAGTGGTAGTGTTCACAGAATTGAGCTTCACCTTTATGTATCCTGTAGCCAAACTTGCCGCAGCCGTACAGTTCTGCATATAGCTCACCTTTACGTCTGAGCACTCGTTAGTAACATTCTCGCCACCTCTCATCACCTTTACTCGTCCTTCTGCCGTGGTGTCCGACACGATGCCGTCATCGTTAGTGTCGAGCACGATGGGCTGTACGAGAAGTATGCTCACTCCGTCATTTCCGTCTGCTCCAGGCTTTCCTTGCTCTCCTTTCTCGCCCTGCGGTCCTTGTGCGCCCGTTTCGCCCTGCGCACCTGTTTCTCCTTTAGGCCCTTGTGGTCCTTCGTCACCTCTGTCTCCCTTGTCTCCTTTCTCACCTTTTTCTCCCGACAGCACCTTCTGCCAGTCACTGCTTGCGTCCGAAGGCTCTTGGCTTGTTCCGTTCTCATTGATACAAGTCCACAGGGCGTTGTTATGATTTACTTGGTCGTAGTAGGCATAGTTTCCTGCCTTCCAGTCGCCTCTGTAGTTCACCATGTGTATGGTGTCACCGCTTGGAGATACCCATTCAAACAGATTGCTGTAGAATCTCGACCCGTCAGGTGAAATGACGAACACTTCCTTTCCGTTGTGTGTGTATCTGTTCACACCATTGAAGCCCACAATCCTCGGTGTGTTCTCTCCTGTACTCTCCAGTATCAGTACACCTTGCCTTGTCGTGTCACTCCTTGAACCATCAAGCACAATAGTATCTCCTTCTTCAGGAATACCACCTATCTCTGCCGTTGCAAACTCCTCAGTCATCGAGTCTAACGACAAAGAGTGCTTGCCGATTACAATCCACGAGAACATCTGCCCGCCATACAGCTCGTTGCCATATTCGTCATATATCTTCTCGTTCACACTCGATACGCCGTGCTCAGGGATTGTTCTCCAGTAGCTCTTGTTGCTTGTGTTCATGGTTCCTGCGGTCAACCTTCCGATAGTCTTGCACCTAACTTGGTCGCCCTCTCTCCACAGGTTCTGCGTAGCCGTAGTTCCGTCGTCAGCAAGAAGATAACAGAGCCAGCCTTCACACTTATCTACTACAGAAGTCTTATGCCATTCGCTATCTTCATTATCCCATATTACAGGCACAACCTTCACTATCTTGCTTCCTGCGCCCGACAGATACACATTACCGCCTGCATACGACAGTTTTCTTACCTCCAGTTGATTAAAGATAGCCTTTCCCCAAATGGTAAGATTGGTGATAAAGGCATGATACTTGCCGTTCTTCTCCTTCTCAACAGAAAAGCCTTGTTCAGCCGCATTGTCGTAATCGAAAGACTTGATGGCATTAAACACCGCATCGCCCAACTCCGTAATCATAGCATTGTTGCCAAACTTCGCTCCCATCATCAAATCAGCAAGACCTTTGGCAATAAGACCTTTCGCAAATGTGATTAATCCCTGCGCAGTGTCGTTGTATTGCTTTGACAGAAAATATCTTGTGCCGTACTTTGCAATTATATTGCTAAGTTGTGATGTTGTATATCCTCCATTATTAGAAGCTGAGCCTGATGCGATAATAGAATCAACTTTTTCTTTAAGCTGAGTTATTGAACCTTTAACAGCTTCGTTTCCTATAGTGATTACTTGCTCAAAGTTATAATCAATATTGGTTGACAACTTTAACACTCTTGTTGTTAACAGATATCCATTTCCATCATTATAGGTAACCTTTTGCCCTATTTGTAGACAGGGATTATCTTTTTCAAAGACCTGTGGATAAGACTTTAGGCTATAATTATTCAAATCAGATTTAAGACGCTGAATCTCCTTTATAGCCTCGTCAAAAAGTCGCTTTTGAGCATCTTTAGTGTATATGCTTTCAGCCATTGCAATATTATATAGAACAGTAATATTGCACTTATATGTTGGCTTACTTTCTCCTCGTGGAATTATCATTTCACTCTCATTCGTAGGTATTATAAGATTATTATCCTCCTGATAGATAATCTCATAATCACCAGTTAAAACCGAAAAATTACCACCACTCACATCATCGGAGGCGTGAGAAGAAGAAGCTTCTTTATGATAAGAAAGTTCAAATCCTACATAATCACCATTCGTTCCACGTCCAGCGAGTGGGGTAGAGAGTGCGTCTTTATTAAAGTTCGCTTCAAAAGAGCACGACAAATTTTTCCCATTAATAAGCAGTTTATCCGTAACCTCGAAATCATACCAATAATGCACAACGCCATCATCATTTGTTGTGTTAACTATTGCTTTTCCTTCGATTCTTTCTGTAGTCGGATAAGCAAGACGAATATACCACACAGTGAACGTCTTGTAAGTTGCCACAGAACCATCACTATTATATGTTAAAGGTATCTTCTTTTGGGTTTCCGAGTCAATTACATACTTTTCTCGCCCTCGTACATTATAAACATACGTATTAAGAGATGGGTATATCTGAGAAAACTCAAGAACTTTAGTAAAAAGCGGTTCTTTTTTATCTTTTCTAATATCTATAGTAGAGAATTTATCTATAGTATAAGGTAACTTTTCTCCGTCAATATCAAGCGTTCCCATAGAAGGAGCTAATTGTAGACGGATATCTGACGAAGCTATATTCTCCCCTTTGTTATTTACTTGTGTAATGTTTCTTGTACCACCGAACACAGCGAAGGAGTTATAGTAATTTTCCTTGCTATTATTTACCGAAGGAATACCTACATTTTTACCTACTTCAAGCGTTATATCTCCATCATCAATACACGTCTTGCATATATAGATAATCTCATTATCGTAATCTATATGCCATTCACAATTATTGCCAATAGCGTTACAGATAGCCGTAAGTGCAGATATGAAATCGTTATTGTCAAAAGATACATTAACCACATTCGCATTTGTTGTGTCATACACAACATTCCATCCTGCTGTACCAAAGGCAATCTCATTATTCAGAAAATCTTTCAACTTATTCGCAATTGTATTCACCGTTCCCACAAACGACCATTCATGTTGTTTTATTTCTTCATTTTGCGAGTTGCGTGTGCGAATATAGAAAGGAATTTTTGATAAAATCATCTTTGGATGATGAAACTCTGGCGTATATTTCCAAGCCATTTCGTTGCTCTGCGTAGGCTCGTATGATTCCAAGAGAAGAAACTGACGAGTAACTTCTCTAACTTTATCAATTTTGTATGTATGCACAATGTATGCTCCAACAGGCAGGACAACCTTTTCGGCACTATTCCATGAGAGGGAGATATAGTCTGATTTAGATAATTCCTCCTCCCTAATAGCCGAATTGGTTATCTCTGCTTGCATAAGCACCCTTCCGTTCACATCATAGATATTAATCATAATTTTTCTCTATCGTTAGGATTATACTCTGTTAATTTGAGGACAAATTTACCTTTTTTTAGCCCATAATCACCAAACTGCGAACATTGCGTATAAACAAGCTTAAAAACCCTCTTTAATCGAGGAACTTTTAGACAAAACTCTCCAGAATAAGCTATCTTGTTAAGGAAAGCTTCATATTTTTGCAGATAATCCTCTTCCGAATTTCCTTCAAGAAAGAAAGAGATACTTACGTCACGCTTATCTTTCTTTGCATATTTCGGTGCTGCGATAACCGATTGTCCGTGTTCTAATCGACTATCATTTGTTACATAACCTTTTACTGGGGCAGGGGTTAACAAGGCTTCTCGCCAACCCCTTACCAATGTAATACCGAAAGTATCAAGGTCAATATAAGCTGAATCCGCTTCATCGACCAATTTAATAAATGCATTATTCTTCATTTCTAATACCTTTCCTTCATTAATTTATACATGCTTGCGATGTCCTCACGTATCAATATAATAGGTGCAGTATTCTTATTGATTGCTTCTAACTGCTCCAATCCCTGATACTGAATATCTCGCATTTCTGAGATATTATTATATGTCTGTTCGGCATAGATGCGCAAAAAAGAAACATCAACGGCGATAGCCTTTCGAACTTCATTACCTTGCTCTTGTGCAATCTGTACCGCATAACCGATGCCGATAAGGCTGCTTGCTTGGTCTGCGGTGATAGCCTCAATACCCTTGCCCGTTGCTGTTTGCTGAGATTGTGCTTCCTTATATCCCGTCATTGCAGCAATATTATCCCTTATCTTCAAACCTTCATCAACGATGTTATCATACTCTTTTTTAAGTATATTCAAATCGTCATTGGAGAGCTGTCCTTGCTTCATCTTATCTGCCCATTTTTCATAAAGGGCTTTAAGTCTCTTATTAGCAAGGTCATCAACGGCAAAGTTAAGCATAGACTTATTGAGCATCGTTGTGAAATCATTTGCGAAATCTTGCGCCGATTTACTCATATCCATAAGATTGCTAATAAAGTTGTCCTTTAACGAATCGAAGGTTGTCTGCGTAAGATTCTGATTGATTTTATCAGTCAGCTCTTCAAGCTTCTCGGCAAGGTCGGTATAATTCTCCCAATATTCGGTTTTATCATATTTACCTTGGTCGGTCATATTCTTCCATACATCTTGGTTGTATGTGCGAATATCCTTCATTTGCTCTGGAGTGAGCTTGTAAATATCCTCCAAAGAACTTACCTTGTTTATCGTAGAATTAACATAACCACCTCTGACCGCTGATTGCTGTGCTAATATGCGATTGATAGCCGCATAGTCCTGCGCCGACAGATTCCAATAATAAGCGTTAGAGTGATGCGAGCCGTGGTAACCCATCTGCGTTTGAAGAATCTCCATACTCTGCTTATTGATTTGCTTCTGTGCATCATAGGCTTTCTGATAATTGCTGACGGCACTCATTCCCGAAGTCTTATCAATCGAACTCTTCAATTGCTCAATAGAGTATCGCAATCGCTCGTTGGATTCTGTAAGGCGGTTGGTAGTCTCCGCAACCTCCTTCGCATTACTTCCGTCACCGATACCAAGAGCACTACCAAGCGATTTGATAGCCCCTACACCGTTAATAGCTGCCCCGATATAGTTACCCGTAGCAAAGTCTGATGCCGCTTGCGAACCCTTATTGAAGGCATCTGCACCACTTTTAAGCTTCTTTCCAAGGTCTGTATCACCGAAACCGAGAACATCAATCAATTCACTTGCTTCTTGTAGCTTCTTAGCAACGTTACCGATACTTTCTGCCCATTCATTAGCAATCTCTTTAATTGACTTTCTTGCCTTATCTTGTGATATATTTGCATCCTCCTGTGCCTTCTTTACGTCCTTTGTTGCCTTTCCGACTTTTACCTCAGAAACAGCGAGCTCATCAAAGAGTTTCTTTAATTTTTCAAGCTGTTCATTACTGAGGTTCATCTTATTCTCATTGAAGAGTGTGCTTTTATTCTGAGAGGTTATCTTATCAGTATCTACATATACCCCCGTCTCCGCAAAGACTTTCTGTATAGCAATTTTCGCAGAAGACATCTGCTCTTGTGCATTATATTGCTCTACTGTAGCTTTTCTTAATCGCTCTTGTGCGTCAGCAGCCTCTTGTAAGAGTCGATTATATTCACGCACCTTCTCGTTAGACCAACCCCATTTATCGGTTTGCTCTGAAATAGCATCATCAATCTTACCAATCTGTTCAGACACAACCTTCATATCATCAATATCAAGAGTACCCGAACCGAGAAGGTCTTTGAGCTTTTTTCTTAGGTCTTCGAGATAAGATTTACTCAATCTTCCCATATCAGAGAAAACAGAATCCCAGTTGATAGAATCCTTGAAATCATTAAAGTTGAGCTTCTTTAGCTGCTCTTCAAGGTCAGTTTTCAGCTTTGCTTCCTCGAAAATATTACCCTTTGCCCTTGCTTCTTTGATTTTCTCGTTATATTCCTCAACGATGGTGAGCTTCTGCTGTTCGAGGTTGCCATACTCCTTTAAGTATTCACGATATGATTTTAATTCATCGGCATAAATCTCATTATTATATGATTCTACAGTCTTTTGCTCAATGATGGTATACTGCTCAGTAATCTTCTTAATATTCTTTGAATCAAGATGTTTCTTATCATCCCAAGTCTCAGCCTTACCACCCTTTGCCTTGATAACAAACTGCTGTGCGTCAAATTCAGCTTTCTGTCGGTCACGCTCTGCCTTGATAGCTGCATTCTTTCGTTCTTCAATCTGCTCAATCTCTTTGGATAGCTCTCTTTTGCGCTCGGCGATGACCTTCTCTTCGCTTTCTTTCATCGCCTTAATCTTAGCATCGGTTACCTCCTGTTCCAAAGATTGCCAAGCTTTTGCTCTTTCATAAGCATTCTTATAGATAACATCATCAAGCTTCCCCTCTGCTGTATTAATCTGCTTTTGCTGAGTAGCATCCTTCTTTGCATCGGTCTTACTTTTATTTGCGAGAGAACGTTTTGCTGATTCCTCTTGTCTGATGAGCATTCTCTGTTCGCTATTCTGCTGAACTTGCGTTCTAAGAACCTGCATTCTAAGTTCACGCTCTGCGGCAATATCCTTCAAAGATTGAGTATGCAATTTAGCTTGCTTCTCATGTAGCTCAACGAGTTGTTGCTGCTGCTTTATCTGAAAATCGTATTTCTGCTTAACAAGAGCCTTTGCCTCCTCAATGGCTGCAATTTTCTCCTTTCCTTGCAAGGTATATATCTTATTTCTTACTTCGGCAATTTTTCCGTCAAGTTTGAGCTGAGTTTCTTTATTCTTATTGATAGCAATCTGTGCTTCTTGAATCTTGCCTGCAAGAGAAGCCGCTTGCTCTGCCTTTGATAGCATTCCATTGAATGCCGCTCCCAACTTCTTTGATAAATCATCATTAGTAAAAGCATCATAAGCAGTTTTAACCGCACCAATCGCCCCAGATACTCCCGTCTTGAATACATCAATGACAGTTTCGCCAGCACCTTTAATTCCATCCCAAGTCTTTTTGAGACCAGCAGTAAAGGTGTCCCAGTCCATATTTAATACACCTTTAATGGTAGTTCCAAGACCACCAATAAGGTTCACCGCAGCTTTTACGGCGGTTTTAAACGTCTTCACGAAGTTGTTACCGAAGTCACGAAGAGGACCGTTTGGCTTAGTGAAGCACTTGTACAAGTACTCTCCGAAGATAATTACAATATCAGTGATAGACTTAGCAAGAGAACCAAAGTAAGCCATCAGCTTTGTATAGACCTTCTGACCCTCTGCGGATTTAGTCATCCATGTATGCACCGCCTTGAAAGCAAGAGCGATAGCTGCAATCACCGCACCCACAGGTGTTGCACACATTCCCCATAGAGCCTTTGTTACAGACTTGATGGCTGTAAGAGACCCCGTTACGGGAATACCAAGAGCCTTGAAAGCTTCGCCGACTTTACCAATCTCACTTTGTAACTTACCATTGGCAGTCATTACATTAATGATTCCGTCTTTAAAGTTGTTTAGACCAGACTTTGCTTGTGCGAACTCTTCACTAAAACGCTGACCGATGGAAGAACCGCTTACTTTTGCTTTCAGCTCATCAATAGGTTGAGAGATTTTATCTTTTATGCTCTGTCCAAAATCGGAAATCTTCTGCCCAAAATCGGAAATCTGATTGCGCAATCTACCGATAAAAGTCTCTTCGTTCTTCTCACGGATAGCCTCTTGCAATACAGATATATTATTCTTTGTCTTTTCAATCTCAGACTGTAGTTTCTGCAAATCTTCTTTCTGCTTATCCCCAAGCAACTTGCCATCCATCTTAGAAGCTTCTGCTTCCAAATCTTGCAATTTCTGCTTACTCTCATCAAGCTTAGAAGTAAGTTCTGATAATGATGTGTCCTCAACGTTGATTTTTACTGTTGAAATTGTATCAGATTGAACGATGGTTGAACCACCTTGAATCTTATTCGCAGCTTCGAGAAGAGCATTGTATTGCTGAAGGTCTGCATTAAGTCGCTGTTGTTCTGTTTGCCAATCATTGATTTTCGATTGAAGAGCATCAATATTTGTCTGTGCTTTCTCTATAAGCTTATTATAGTAGTTAGCACCATTTCCCGTTTCGTTATCCGCAGCAGAAAGATTGTTGATAGCATTTTTATAACCCTCAATCTTTGATTTCTGTACCTCAATCTTCTTTGTTGCTTCCTCAATATTTTTAGCAAAGTCAGTTGTGCCAAGTTTATTCTGAATATCTTCAATAGTCTTCTCGTACAACTTCATATCCGCTTTCAGCTCCTTTGCGCTCTCTGATTGCATTCGCTCAATCTCTGCACGACCCGAAGCAACGGAAATATACTGCTGCAAGGCTTCTGTCAGATGTTTGGTTGCTTCTACATTCTGATTCTCGGCTTCGGCATTCTGTGTTGCTGCCTCAGCATTAGCCACGTGCGCCGCTGCTTCTGCTGATGTAGCGGTTGCTGCCGTTGTAGCTGTAGCCCCTACAGCAATATTCGTTGCGGATTGAACGCTATTAGCACTTGTACTTGCAACTGAGAATGCACTTAATGCTTGATACGCACCATTTACCTGAGAGATAGAATTTTTGACCCCATCATAAGATTCAACGAGGTCTTTTACATCACCTTTCGCCAATTCCAAAGAATGCTTTTGAGCATCAATCTGCTTAGTAAGCGAGCCGAATGCCTCTGAGCCTTTTTCCGTATTAGCTAACTGCTCGTTAAGTTTACCGATAGTACCTTCAATGGTTTCTACTCGTTTATTAGCAGTATCAATCATTTCTGGTACTACCTGAATTCCCTTCGTAGCTTCATCCATAGCAGATTTAAGAACCTGCATAGCCTTGGTGGTCTTTGTCGCAAGGTCTTCATCGGATTGCGCCACATCGTTAAGTGCCTTATTCATTCTCTGAGATAAGGCTTCTGTATCAACGCCGACACGATTCAACCCATCACAAAGCTTATCAAGTGATGCTTGAATATCGGAAATATCCATCTGTCCGCTGATTCCAAGGATTTCATCTGCTGCTGCCATATTGTTTGCTTATTTATGTGATTATTACATCAAGCCCATAAAGAAATCATTAGCAGAGATTGATTTATCTATCTTGTGATACTCTTTTTGCGGCTTTTTTTGCTGTCTGCTGCCTTTTCTCGGTTCATCCTTAGTATTTGTATTAAAGGGCGGAATCGAGCGGTTAAGCAGAATAATATTGAGGTATGAGCGATTAAATACGACCTCCTCGTAACTCATACGAAAGTACTTCATTACTGCTCCGATTGTTGACCATGGGGAGTCGTTTTCGGCTCCGTCATTATCTTCGTCTGGGTCAGGAAAGTTATAGAGGTTAAGAAAAAATTTGCATTAAACGAACCGCTGATAAACTTTATAAGCTCATTGAATGCCATAATACCAAGGTGCTTGCGTATATATCGCCCCCATACCTTGCGTGCCCACTTCTTGCGAAAGGCGCACACGATAAAAATCTCGCTCATTAAACGAGCTGTCTCAGAGTGCTCAAACAAAAGAGGGATGATATTCATCATATCGCCTTCCTTCCATGTTGGTTCTTTGATAGAGTTACCGAATACACCCATTTCGTATATCTGCATAAAAGTAAGTGGCTTCACTTTAAAGCGAAACTTACCAACTTTAATCTTTACAGATGCCTCGGCAAGCGTCTTTGCTACCTTCTCCTTATCTGATGTTTTCATATCGAAAATATATTTTATAACATAAAAAAGCGGTGCGGCTTGGGAAAGTTCCCTTACCTCACCGCCTTTTGAAGTTTAATTTTAATCTTTTGTCTAAATAAAAATCTTAGATACTAAGTATTTTTACTTACCAAGCGGAGTGCTGATATCCTTGGTAAGAATATTACGATGACCGCTCTTCTTCTCACCCTTTGCATCGAATACCGCCATCTGACGGAACTCAATGTTGAGGTTAGGAAGTCCACTCTTACCGATAGAACCACTGCGAGTGATTGTAAGTTTCATCTTAGACCACTGGAAGGTACGAGAAGGAATGTCATCCAATTCCTTTGTTACAATCTGTACAGCCTTGTAAATCTCGGTTTCTTGTGGAAGCTCATTCAACCAAGCATCCTTACCACCAGTACCAGAATCCTTGGTATAACCAAGAAGCTTAGTAAAGTTCTCTTCTGAGAAATCGTATGTCTGCAAGGTGAAACCCTTTGTTGCTGCTGATGTGGTAAGCACTGCGTAAGGGTCTTCCGAATCCTCAACCTCTACATCCGATGTCTGTGCTGCTTGGTCATTGAAACTCAAGCTACCAGAAACGACAGCCTTAATTTTGTCGCTCCATGTTGTAGGATAGCCGCCATTTTCGACACAATCGGCAAAACTGAAGCTTCCCAAGCCATATACACCATTCTTTGCCATAATTTTATTCTTTTAAATTATTATACGTTACATTAAATTTCATATTGACGTAATAAGTGTTATCACCATCACGAGTTGGGCGAGAGATAGAATAGAAATCAAAGTAGCAGCCACCAAGATAAGTACCATCACCAAACAGAGAAAGAATCTTTTCTGAATAATCAGAAAGCTTCTTTGTGTTAGGTAAGTTAGATGATGTTTTAGGGCAATGAATATTCAGATTCACTATACCTTCATTAATGGCATCACTGTAGACAAAAGGAAGATGATTGATGGCAATATAATCACCAATAGCCAACTTCTCGGGTATCTCATACTTAAAGATACGACCCTTCTTTATGCCTATACTCTCAATATTATCATTGAGATACTTGAATAATGCCGTTACCGCTTTATCTCCGAGTATCATATCTAACTATCGCTTTTAATCATTTCAGCTACTTCTTCAAAAATCTTTTTCATTTCGTCACGAAGGAAATACTTTGTAAGGTGTAAGACATTGTAACCTTTATCCTCTACATGTTTTCCGTAGTTCATGCCAGCTACAATGATGAGAGAGTACCCTTTGGGTGCTACTACACCTTCTTTCTGTGCATACTCACTGAGTGCAGCACTAACACCTTCCTGTCCTCCTTCCGCTTCTTCTGCTTTTGGAATCTTGCCAACTGACGAGGTAACAAGTTGCCCGTCAAGGTAAAGTGCGAACGAAATTGAGTTCTTCAAATTTGCAGTTCGGTCTTGATAGCCTTTATTATCTTTAGAGTAGGTGACCGCTTCTTCGGCAAGTTGCATCAAACGCATATTGAGGTAACTGATAATCTGCTGCCTCTTTTCGTTCAACCTTTTCTGTAAGGCTTCACGACCTTTGATTTGTAATTCAACCTTTGCCATATTGCCGCCTATCAGAGCCAAATTCTAAGAAAGCGTTTCTTTAAGGTTACGAAGCCTTTAACCTCCATCTCCTTATCAATAGTGCCATCTTTCTTCGTTATATGCACCTTGTCTCCTTCTTTCGGGATGAGTGGGTATTTAGCTTTATTGAGCGGAGCGTATATTTCGTACACATATGTGTATTTTTGACCATCAGCTAAAGTAATAATACTCGCCTTGGTGTTAGGAAGGATAACACACTTTCCGAAATCGATAAAGATAAACGCCTCTGGAGTCAGAGGATTTCCCTCTTCATCGTACCCAGCTTTCAATGCCTCGTTTGCGTTATCAGCAAGATTCAGTGTACCGTCGTTATTCAGAGAATAATACTTTCCTCCAACTTCTGCATAACCGATATCGTAGACGTTTGCACCAATTTTAAGCGAATCTTCAAAGTTCACGTATCACCTCCTTACCAAGCTTTGGCACTCGTAATCCAAAAACCATCTGAATCACTATCAATAACAAGGTCAGCATCCAATCCAGCATCCTTTGCAATAGATTTAATCATTTTATCAATGAGATTCTTATCGTTCTTGTAACTCTGAGAGATACCACCGATATTCTCACTTGACAATGAGTTCATCTTGTAGAGGATACGCATAGCCGCATAAGCTACGGGTTTCTTCACCGCTACAGAGTATTCATCAGCCACGGATGCCGTGATGCTAAACTTATCAGCAGCATCAATAAACATCTTCTCCAAAGTCTCATCAGAGGTAGAGAAAGGCTGAATCTCGCTTGCTATGGATTCTGAAATTGTCATACTTTCCTTGTTATATCAATATGAGAAGAAGATAATTCTATCTACTTATTACTTAACTCCTTTAAGGTTGGCGATTAATCGCCAACCTCGAGGATAAAGTAGTCATTAATACCATTAAAGACTGGCTGTGCCCACATATCTGTAGTGATATGATAGCCTGTTTTGTCACGCCAGTAACCTACAAGGTTGCCGTCATGATTAGCATAAGAGACGTTAGGCAATGGGTCGATAGCCTCCAATCCCTCTGCTTCCTTCATCACGGCGACAGTCTCAGCACACTGGGCAACAATACGGTTATCTGGGATAAGGTTCACACTTGTACCATCAGCGAGAGTAACGAACTGGTCTTCGTCAATAACGATGGTTGGCAGCAGGATGGAACGCAGATAAGTGTTCATGTGCTCAACAGTAATGAGAGGAACAGCAGGATTAATCTGTACCGTACCAAGGTTCAGCTTGAAGGTGTCCTTAACCTCCTTCGCCTGACACATTGCGTAGAATGTATTCTCTGACATACGGAGTTTGAGAATCTTACGACCCTTCTTCTTTGCCTCATCCTTCAAAGATTTAATATCCTTGAATGGAGTTGCGTTCTCTGCTCCCCAATTGACACTTGTTTTAATCTTCTTGGTGCCAAGATTGAAGGTGTAAGACACATTCGCCTTCTTGTTATTGGTGCGTGATACGGTCTGAGTACCCTTATAAAGTCCCTCGAAATAAAGCATATCCAATCGCTTATGAGGAGCGATGACAGCTTTTTCCATTGGTCGGAAAGAGTACGAGATTAACTGGTCGTATGCAGCATTGAGCTGCGCCTGCGTATAATTATGACGACCCTTAATATCGTTGTACTTACCCTCCAAGAGATGCAACTGGTCAAGGTAGTCGTTATCAAGCTCCCACTCGTCAGCCATACGCCCGATAGAACCAGTAAGCTGACCGAAGTCTGGCATCTGATGCAATGGACGTTCAGCATTTTTAGCAACTACAGATGCAACCATCGCTGCGTTATACTCTGCCAGGTTCTCATTATAAGACTTGGCCGCACAGAAATCAACCTGTTTGATTTCATTCTTCCACAGAGCCTTGTAAGTGGAAGTTTTCATGTTTTCGTCAATGTAAGTCTGAAAAGACAAAGGGTCTTGCAGACTCTTCAATATACTATTCATATTCTAATCTCCACTTTATAGGTTACTGAATTTTGAACAAAGCGATACCAACAGCGTTGATACCTAACTTAATCTCTTCATTGATAGGGTATGGGAGCGAATCTTCCTCAACCTCCATTACCTGTAAGGTAGGAGTTGCTGGAATAGAAGCATCCTTATCCAAGTCCAGAGTATCATATGAGAAGCCAAGAAGGATATCCTTGGTCTTATCATAATCTGAAACAACAGCCTTTGCTTCAACAGCGTTTCCGAGTGCGGAAACTGTCAAGGTATCAACGCCGCTTTCTGATGTAATCGCAGAGATAGTTGCACCAGCAATCTTATCACTAATGGCGAACAGAGAACCGCTCGCAATCTTCAATGTCGTTGCACCCTTCTCTGCCTTTTCTGTTACTTTTGCAGTCTTAACAGCAATAGCATCACCTTTAGAAGTAAGCTTCAATACAGTACCCTTTGGTAACCATTTGAGTGACGCAGGAAGATTAGACTGGTCAAGATTATAACCACCCTGACGGCGAAGGCATTGTTCTTCAAGCCATACTGCTTCCTTAATATCAGTAGGCTTGCTTTTCTTCATAAAATAGCCTTTGTTTGACATTTTTTCTTTTTTAAAAGGTTCGACAAAATGTTTCTTTAAGGCGGTAAGGGTTACTCTGGTTTCGGAGCATTTCGCTCAGAGTAGCCTTGCATTGCCTTGATAAAATCATTCTGCTCATCTGCCTTAGAGGTTGCTTTCGGTGCTTCCACGTACTGACCACTTGACACAAGCCCCTGTTTGAGTGCAGTCCACTCGTCAGTAATCTTCTGTACTGTAGCATCGAGATTTTCCTCCTTGTCGAGCTGATAACGTGTACGGAATACTTCAGGAATGTCCTTCAGTTTTTCGTTGCCTTGCAAAAGGCTCGTCAAGCGTGCCTTTTCTTCTCTTTCCTTGTAAGGAGCAATAGCTTGTGCTACGGCATCAGAAATAGCTTTCTGACTATTTGCACTCGCTTCGGCAATCATCTGCTGAACTTGCTCTTGTGTAAGTCCTGTTGGAGGTACTGGAGGTGTAGGAGGAACTGGCGGAGTAGGCTTATTGTTAGGGTCGTTAGGGTCAATCCAGCCATCGAATTTCTTCGTTGTTTCGCTGACCGCACGATTGAATGATGATTGCATCATACCAACATAAGGTTCAACTGCCGTGATAGCACTCGTTACATCCTCGTCCTTTGACTCATCTGTTAGACCTCGACTTGCAATAATCAGGTCAACCAGCTTTGAAAGTTCGTCCTTCTTCAAACCATACTTTGCAAATGATGTTTTGGCAGAAGTAAGCACTTTGTCTTTTATTGCCATAGTAATTTTCTGTTTAAACGTTATACTTAAAAATGATTCTGCTTGCAAAATTAATATTTCTAATAAATAATGAATAGAAATTATTAATAGTTGTGTAAACAATTGCGATTTAGGCGATTTTCTTGCGGTCTAAGCGGTTTTCTTTTAGTTTATATATAGTTATTAAGAAACAAAAATAAAAGGCAAGATAACCGATATTCTTGGTTACTTTGCCTTACGTAGTATCATATCTATCTTTGCCTTAACCTTCTTCGGATTCCTGGCATCGTGATTGCTCAATCTCACTACATGATACCCAAGTCGCCATATACCCGAAGAGCGATTACCATCCTTGCGCTTTTGGTCTTTGGTAAAATGATAACCACCATCAAGCTCTATTATGGTTTTTATCTCGGGTAGATATATATCTGCGAAGTATAATTTTCTACCTGTGATTATTGGCTGCTGTGGTATTACCTTATATCCTAATTGAGTACATATCTTCGCCGCAGCCTTCTCCGCATCTGTTGTATTCGAAAGAAGGTCGCAGCGAATTTGCCTAATTAAAGCCTTCGAGTATTTCATTTGCCTTTCTTCATCATATCAATCTCATCCTGTAGGTAGAAGATTGCCTTACTCAAATCCTGTATTCTCTGTTCACGTTCTGAAAGGTTCATTTCCTTCTTACCCTTACGCAAGAGATATTTTACTGCTGAGCCACAGTTAAAGTCAAGGTGTCGGCAAATATCAATCGGCTCTATGCCGCAGAGTTTCTTCAACCACGCATAGTGGTCGGGGTGATTAACCATTTCAGCTTTTTCTTCACTAACGATAGTGCCATTTTTCGCAATCACTTCAAACTGAATAGGTATATTCTCTTGATATGGTTCATTGTATTCATCTTCTATAATATTGCATTCTACAATAGATTTATCTACATTGACAACTTTTAATCTAAGCGGGTACATATTGATAAGCGCATATTGACCTTCTCCAATTTTATAGATATACATTTTTATTACACTGCTTGCTGCGCCAATCACTTGATTTGGTTCTATTGGTAATGTAAAAACCAACCCTTTACGTATCTTCATTGATTCTATCATAATTCTTGCTTTTTAAAAAATTCATCTTATCTCTATTTTGATTTTGTAAATGTCCTTTGGTTTTAATCTATCAGAACCATTAAGCAATAAATGAGCAATCGTATCTGCTATAGAGTCACTGATAGCTCTTCTTGTATATTCAGAAGAATCCCCATGTTCGTTCTCTTCGTAAACATTTACGAAATCCTTGTTATTATCCGTTACGACAACCCCGTTATCAGCAAATTCTATCTTATAGCTAAGCTTTTCCATAAATTACTATCTATTTGATTTTGTTTCCTTTTTATCATGTTCTCTCATGTAATACTTTTGCTGGTTAACCATAACTCTTGTGATGGTGTTTTGCATTTTTTCAATCAGAAATCTCGGTGTATCAGTATCACGAATTACAACTGGATTCCTGTCATAATGTGCTCTGTACCATTTCTGCGTATAATCGTCGTCAATTCTTACAGATATTACAAACTTAGGAATAAAGAGGTCGCTGCGTTTCTTTCTTTTGTATTTGCTCATTTCTTTTGATGGGCATCTATACTCGATATTATTCTTATCCAGCCAGCCCATCAACTTCTTTAACTTCGTTTCGTTTTTCATTTGAATATCTCTTACAATTTAGTTCTCACCTAACATCTTTTCAACCTCATTATCATAGTCATTCCTCTTAAACCAAGTAGTGAGGTCAAAGATTACTTCCGTATCCTTTTTCAGAGTTTTGTATTGGCTTAGATAATTTCTACCCGTTACTTTGTTGGCCTTTCTTACTTTATCTAAAAACCAAAAGTAATTTTTTAAATATTCCGAATGGAATGTGATTATATCAGCATCTTTGCATTTTTGCATCATAAACAGTATCGCTTCTACAATAACGACTGCTTTTGAAGCGCAATAGATGTGATTTTTCTCTTTTATCACAACTTCTCCGTTCTTAATGATGATAACCGAAAATTTACCTTTCGCGAAATTTTCTTCATAATCACAACTTACGTAGCATTCATATCCAACAAGTTCTTTTGCTGGTGTGAGGTAAGTATCGAGCCAATTTTTCTTTTTCTCCATTTTGTATCTCCTGTGTTATTATATAATCGGGTGGGGCATACGTGCGCCCGTTAGTTAATTTTTTCTTGGGCTGTCGCCCCTATAAGGAAATAAATTTAATTAAAATTCTCATCCCTTATTTTATTGTTTTTGATTTTACATAAACTACATTTTTGCCTCCTTTCTTCTCGTACCATGACGAGATATTGATATAGCATCGTCCATTTGCATACGATAGATATTTGATTCGACATAAAATGCGTTTCTGCTTTTTGCACTTATCACAATCACAGAATCGCCAATATCCTTGATAGACATATTATTTGTACAAGCCTTTGCATCGCACCTTATTTCTTTGATTCTTGTGCGCTTTTTGATAATGCCTTTGCCTACAAGCTGATTTGTGACTTTGAACGCTTGGTACATCGTGCCAAAGATAACATCCTTTATTCTGTCATAAGATAAACCTTTGTTATCGCAAAATTTCTTCCTCAACATACGACTTTCACGTTTGAGAGCCTTACGAATAATTTTCGCATTTCTCCCATTCGTCCCCTTATTGTGCGTATTGATTACATCCTCTTGCATCCTAACTTGGTTCTCCATGACAATCCTTCTCAAAAGGTTTTTGAGGGCAGGAAATGTCATCTTCGTTAAATCATCCTTGCGAAGCTTATAACTATATCCATCATTTGAATGTATGCTACGTGCAACGTATTTCTTTTTTCCATTCTTTTCTTCTAAACGGAAATACCCTATCTTGCAACCATATTCAAGCAGTCTCTTTAACTTATTATTATCAATATGCAATAGCTTGGCGCAATGATTGTACGATACAAGGTTAAGGTCAGATGAGCGGAATAAGAGCTTAATCTTTAGAAGCAAACAGAAGGCATCCAAGCGATTCTTATCGCTCAGAGCAAACTTAGCCTCATTTATTCCTATTCTTATTCTTTTCATCATTATTATATATAAATCAAAAACCAAACAGATGAAAGGTACTATCAATCATTCCGTTTGGTTTGTATATAGAACCCTTTCACTTGTGTTGATTGGGCGTATATGGTTCTTTCTTAGCTGGAAAATAGTACTTCCCTTTTCATGCCGCAAAATTAAAAAGAATTATTCATACAGTGCTTTAAAATCCCTTAAAAGATAATAGAAAACTAATAATAAATATTAATTCGGGCGATGAAAATTTGTTTATCTGAAAAGTTATTATTAATTTTGCGGCATAAAAATTAATAACAACAATTAAATATAGGAGATACAAAAATGGAAAAAGAAAAAGACATGATGAACCCATTAAATTGGGGAGTTAATGAGATTAAAGATGCTTGTGAGGCATTTCTACTTTCACTCTTTTGTGTATTCGCAATGTATATAACATTATTAATTTTTAGATAAGATGGAGATAGTAACGACAGTTGTTAAGTTCCGTTGTCCTAAAAGTGCAATGAAGGAACAATCGCAGAATGCTCAGATATTTAATTTTGATGACAAAAATGGTGAGATAAAAATCTTTGTTCCAAAATCAAAACTAATCATTAAAGAGGATTCTGTAAGTGAAGATTTTAATGTGTGCATAATGCCGAAATGGGCTTTCTTCAAGACAGAGAAATTATCATTCTTTGTTGAAATTTTAGGCGAGACACAACACATGGAGGTAGTAGACGATATAGATTAATTATTATTTTTATATATTCATTTTTAAAAAAGGAGATACAACAATGAACACAATGGCAATGAATTTGATGGCACAGCCAAAAGTAGCAGAGGTAGCGGTTGCAAAGCAGCCAGAGTTGAAGAGTGATAATATGAATCAGTTCTTGGATTTTGAGACATCCAAGGTACAGATTCTGACAATCGACCAGCTTGAACGCACCGAGAAAGAGAATGATGTGTACGGAAAGCCTTTGAAAGGCATCTATCATTTTGACCTCATTCATAAGGTGGAAGACTTGTGCGAGAAATACGGCTATAAGGCTGAGATTTACGACCTCTTTGCGGCGAATAACAAAGACCGCAATACTCCAGGTGTTACCCGTTTGCCTGAGAAGGAAGCTTTGATGGGTGATAGAGCTGTAGAGGCTCATATCCTTCGCCGAGTATTCTGTAATATCCGCTTGCGTGACTTTGATAAAGGAGAGGGCAATGATGAGATTACAACCAATATGGCGGTATCATTCCATCAGAAGGGTATTCAGTTAGGTATTGGTAGAAACGTAGTTATCTGTCATAATCAATGTATGCTTAGTGCTGAACATTACGCTGCTACCTACTCAGACCTCAATAGCAGAAGAGGAGCTTTCAAGCTCGATGAGCTTCTTCAACGTGCTGATGATTGGCTCGCTAATCTAAGAGGTATCATTGATGTTAATGATGAAATGATTGAGCGTATGAAAAATCGTGAGATTAAGGCACAGGAGATGTTTACCATCATCGGTATGTTGACCTCGCTCCGTGTTGCTGCTGAAACGAAATACAAAGGTATTCGCAACCTTCAAGTCATCCCTCTTAATCAGGCACAGATTGGTCGATTGACCGAAAAAATGATGATTGCTTACTACGAGCGCAATGTGGTTACCGCTTGGGATTTGTACAATGCGGCTACCGATATGTATAAGTCAACTCAGCTCGACCAGCCAATGATTCTTTCACAGAACTTGGCAATGAGTAGCTTTATTCAGAATAAGTTGATTTAAAGATATAACTACATAAGATTGAATATAGAAAAGTCGATAATAAGAGCCATCAAGCCGCCGTGAGGTGTCGGCTCTTTCTTTTAGGTGTTTTTAGTTACATAAGTTCGTAAATTTATAACGGTTATTCAGTTGCATCCTACAGCGGTAGGGGTTCCCAAAGAAAACCAATCGCACTGGGTGCGTGGGTTGTATGGTAGTGATACCAAATTATTCTTATCAAATTCAATCCTACAATAGGATTAGCACAGTTTACTCTGTATAAGCAGCCCTTAATAAGCAGAGGTTGGCGAGGGTTCGATTCCCTCCTTTGGAACTAATTGTTTTTAAAGTAATAATTATGGATAATTTTAACGCAAAATTAAATTTATTAAAGCTCAAAAGAGCTGGTGTTATGCAGATTCAAGGACGTGGCGAAGTTCTTCGGTGTCTGGTTATTCCTATTGAAGAGAATAATATCTTTGTAAGCACGGATGATAACAATCGTCCAAAGGCTGCTTATCTCGACCTTACCGCTTGGGCACTGCAGAACCCTAAGTATGATGAAACTCATATGATTAAGCAGTCGCTACCAAAAGAGGTTCGTGAGAAAATGACAGACGAGGAAAAGAAGGCGATGCCTTTTCTTGGTGGCATGAGGCCAGCGAGCTTCGAGGTTCAGAATGCAGCTACTACTTGTGATGCTCCTTTTGCACAAACGCAGAATTCGGATGATTTGCCATTCTGAGTAAAGGTGTTATTAGATAATGGTTTTAAATTAGTTTTAGATTATTAGAAATATGCGTAGTATAACGAGTAATTGGTTTGAGGTAGGAATCCGCTACCAAAAGACCCAAGAAGATGGTTCGGAGAAATCTGTGACCGAAAAGTATGCGATTGATGCCTTATCCTTCACGGAAGGTGAGAGCGCAATCACAGAGGAAATGGCTGCTTATATCAGCGGCGAGTTCAAGGTTAAGTCGATGCAAGAGGCTTCATACAGAGAGGTGTTCTTCTCTGATAAGGATGATGATGATTGCTGGTACAAGGCGAAATTGCAATTCATTTCCTTTGATGATAAGTCAAATAAGGAGAAGCGTAGTAACGTGACTTATCTCGTACAGGCAAAGTCTATGCACCGAGCAATAAGTAACATTGATGAGGTGATGAAAAAGACCATGATAGAATATGAAATCATTGGTCTCAGTAAAACCAACGTGTACGATGTATTCGAACATAAGACAAAGGAGGAGAAGGAACAGAAGTCTAACGAAGAAAAAAGGGAGGAGTAAAACATGGCAAGACCTAAAAAAAATGCTGTAGAACAGCCTTTAGGACTGAACGGCGATAAATTATCAACAGAGAATAATAACGCCCATCAGAGCCAGGAAAATGCGGCTCAGCAGGAAAGTAACGGACAAGTTAAGGAGTCTGAGGAAGATAAAATTCCTTTGGAAGTAACAGATGGCGTTCCGTTGCCTATCTATAATAGCAATAATTCGTTTGTTATCTATGCCCCAAACGATATTGAAGCCCATAAAGGACAATTATTAGTAAAGACGGGTATTACGCTCAAAGAGGGTTATAGTGGTCTAATTACTCCTATCATAGAGAATGCTCTCCAAGGTATCCCTACGGAAACCGATTATCGTTTACAGCACTCTGGCGTAATTTCTACATATGTCAAGGAAGGAGAAGAGGTAAGACTCGTGCTCTCTATTAACGATGAGACAATGATACAAGAGCAAACGAACTTCGGTTCACGCACTCGCAATCTTATTATTCCGAAAGGTGTTCCGCTCGCTATTCTTCTTGTATATAAATTATAGTCAAACTTGCGGATGGCATAGAGGGTATGTCATCCGCTAAAACCTGAATATAATGAACAATATTGATAAAACAGAAAAGTTAAGAAAGCTGATTGAGATAAATAATGCGTACCGAAAGATTAGGAAAGACAATCTCGTCTACGAGGTTGAAATTCATTGTGTTGGCGGTACATACATGATTAAGAATCAGCAGATTAACTCCAAGATTATAGATATGCTTATAAAAGAATCTCAAAAGCTGATAGAAAGTGAGGCGAATAATGGTTAAAAAAGTAGTTATTGTTAAGCTCAAAAAGATAAAAAAGGAGGAGGTTTTTCTTACTTGCCCAGAGATTTACCTTAAGCACAATAAGGAAGAACTCGGAATATGTCTTAATGCGCTATGGAATGCGCTATCGAAGAATAATGGTCGCTACGAAAATCGTCATTGTGTGGTCTATTACCGCAATAACGACAAATCATTAAAAACTGTTGTATGGGACTAAAACCGAAAAGAAATGATGGAAAGTTCTGCGTTGTGTATCCGCACTCGTTGGATGACAACCTTCTCTCTATGTATGCGCAAGGTATGAGTATTCCTGAGATTAGCAAAGAAAAAGGAATGTCATGTGATACAATCAGAAGAAGACTCACCTCTAAGGGTGCTAATCTTTCCGCTGTTCGGTATATATCATCTAAGGGTGGGTACAGGAAGAGCGGCCGAAATATTCCATGGACAGACGAAATGGTCAAAAAACTCATAGAGTTATATCCGACACATACAAACATAGAGATAGCAGAGATTCTTCAATTAACAGAGAGGCAGGTAATAAGAAAAAGCCGTACATTGAAGCTTTATAAAGATGCCGAATGGTTAAAGAATCGTCACAAAGAACATATCTATCTTGCATCGATAATCAGTCGCAAAAGCAAAAAACATTTTTCCTTTCAAAAAGGCAATACATACGGAAAGGAGTATTGGGAACGGATAAAATCACTTTAAAACTTAAAATATGGAAAAAAATAAAGATTTACCAAAAGAGGAGCAGCTTCGGATGGTGCTACGTAACTACGACAAAAAGCAATCCGAGTGTGATTCTCTCAAGAAAGAAAACGCAGAGTTGAAAAAACGACTTGAAGTCAAAGAAAAGCATTTCAAGGAAGAATTAGAGAAGAAGGATATTCTTTATACGAACATGCTCAAACACTTCAACGAGAAAAAGAATATCGATGGGGAAGATTGGGAGCATCAGTATAAAGTTCTCAGAACCCAATACTTACAACGTGGAGAGAAAGTTACCAGTCAGGCAAACAAAATCTCAAAACTTACAAGCGAGTTACAAAAAACGAAGAATATTTTAGATTCCGTTAGGGGTACTATTTTCCGCACATACAACAAAATTGAAGATTTCTGCTCAGATGCTATTGCCGGTCATGAGGAAATAACACCAAAGAAGGAAGAAGAGATAACGATATATGGTATTAATGCCGAAATGAGCACGCAAGAAAGGAAATTTATATGCTATGTGCGTGAACTTATTGAAAGCTTTAGAAAAAACGGCTCTCTTAGAGGTATCGCCATGATAGGAAGAGGGTATGGTGTCAGCACCCTAACTAAGGAACAATTCTTTAGATTTGGATTGCACGAGGACAAAGAGTTTACGGACGAATACCTCCTTGGATTGTACGAAAAGGCAAAAAAACATTTGTAATTATGGAAGATATTATAATTAAGCGAGATGGTAATTTCGGCTTCGACGTGTGGCAAGGAAATAAACACAGTAACCATCTTGGGTATGATGAAATGTTAGGGCTTATTTCAGCCCTAACAATGCCAGAGAACAGACCTTGCCTTCAATGGATGAAATCTGACGAAGAATGGGAAAAACAATCACAAAGCAGCCTTTATTTGAAGGTATACGTAAATGTGAGATATGTGGTTGCGAGAAGCCGATAAGCGAATTCTCCAAGTCTCACATGTATCGTTGTAAAACTTGTCAATCCGAAATAATGCGTAATATATTCAAAGAAATAAAGAAATGAAAAATAAATCAAAGAAATGGTATTTGAAGTATGAAGGGATGATTACTTTCCTGTTGTATCTAACATTTTGTCTATGCGCATATATAAATAGACATTTAAATGCATGTTTGTTGCTGATGTTGTTATGTACCCTTTGGGCAGTATTAATGTATTGGATGCAAAGCCGCATCAACGATAAACTCGCACAGCATAATGCCGAACTGATGAAGCGGAACGATGATTTATCAAAGCTGTGTGATGACATAGACAAGGATAGAACTACACGTCGCATCATTTCATATTTCTATCTGTACAAATACCTCAATGCTCAGAACGATGTCGATTTCTGTAAGCGAAAGATAAATTGTACTGATTATCTTTCTAAAAAAAGATGGTTGGAATTTATGATTGAAACATATACAGGAATACTTAAAGAAAGAGGGCTGAACGTATGAAAGATGTAGAAATATTCAATGATAGTTTTCAAAATTATAAGACATGGGGTATTCCACATGCGCAACTTATTTTAACTGACGTACCCTACGTTCTTGGCAAAAACGCTTATGCCTCCAATCCTGCTTGGTACAAGGATGGTGACAATAAAAACGGAGAAAGTGAGCTGGCTGGTAAGCAGTTCTTTTCTTCTGACAGTGAGTTTCGCCCTGCCGAATTCATGCACTTCTGTAGCAAGATGCTTATAAAAGAGCCTAAGCAGTCGGGCAAATCACCTTGTATGATTCTATTTTGTGAGTACGAACAGCAATTTCAGTTTATACAGCTTGGTAAAAAGTACGGACTGATGCACTATATACCCTTGGTGTTCCGTAAAAACTTCTCTGCTCAAGTTTTAAAAGCAAATATGAAGGTTGTTGGTAATTGCGAGTATGGTCTTATCCTCTATCGTGATAAATTGCCGAAATTCAATAATAATGGGCAAATGATATTCAATTGCTTTGATTGGGTTAGAGATAATTCAACGCCAAAGGTGCATCCTACCCAGAAGCCTGTACCATTGCTCGAAAGGTTGATTGAAATCTTCACAGATAAAGGGGATGTAGTCATTGACCCATGCGCAGGTTCGGGAACAACTCTTAGAGCTGCTGCGAATTTAGGTCGTAAGGCTTATGGTTTTGAGGTAAATAAGGAGTTTTTTAGAGGAGCAAAAGAAAAAGTATTATTAAGTATTGAACCAAGACTATTTTAATTATGAAGTACGATGAGTTTTTAAAGAAGGAGTCTGCTCGAAAGTCAAGAGCAACCCCTCGACACGAAGAGTCTCATATACAGATACAGATGGTGAACTGGTTTCGCTTACAATATCCATCATACATTATCGCTGCCATCCCCAATGGTGGACGGAGAAATGCAATTGAAGCAAAGATAATGAAAGGAGAGGGTGTGTTGGCTGGTTTTTCTGACCTTATTGTCGTTGCATTCAATAGTATCCTTTTTGTTGAGGTTAAAACAGAAAAAGGAAAGCAGAGCGCATCACAGAAATGGTTTCAGTCTAATATTGAAAGATTAGGTTTTCAATACTCTGTTTGTCGTTCTTTGCAAGATTTTCAGTTAACAGTTGAGCGGTGGCTTAAAGCTAAATTTTCCGTGTAATTAATTAAAGAACAACATTTAAGTCTAAAATAATATTAAATACTAATAGAAGTTAATAAGGAAGTTGCTTATCTGAAAACAAAATATTAATTTTGCGGTATAATTAATTAATAACAACAATTAAATTTAGGAGATACAACAATGAAAGTTACAATGATTAACGGAAAGGTAGTAGAAGCTAACGTTTTTGATTACGTTGCTCAGATTTACGAAGGTGGTAAATGGCAAACGGTTGCCGTTAGCCCAGACTATTCAGAGGTTGAAAAGAAACGTAAAGAGTATGCCGTTAAAGGTTACTATAACAGAATTGAACAACTAAACTAATTAATAATATATAGGAGATACAACAATGATGACAAAGGAAGAAGAAATCAAGCATCTTGTAGCCTTGATGGGTAAGGGCTGCGGTGACACATACTTCAATCAGTTCTTTAGCATCTGCGACATCGAGCGGATGATAGAGAATATCAAAGATGATTTTGCTATCGAGATGGGTTGCTCATTCGTCAAGAAGGCAGAGGTGCTTGAGAAGAAGTTGCATGAGGAACAGAAAGCCCACGACCAGGATATGCTTGACTTCGTTGAGGAGATGCTTATAACAGAAGCACAGGGTGGCAATTCACTCAATGTTGCAATGAAGAAAATCGGAATGGATAACACCATTAAGATAAAGCGCAAGAATAAGATTGCGCTCAGCGAGGAGGAGATTGATTATTTGGTTTCAAAACTTGATTAACAAATAAGGAGATACAATAATGATTACAATTATCAACAGATATACTGGCGAGGTTATTACTAAGTACTCTGGGGCTTTGGTTAGCGAATCAAATGTTGATTCTTTCGTCGCTAACGTAAAGGGTTCAGGTACGTTCAGAGGACGTTGGAATGCTATCGTGGAAGTATTCATTCCTCTGAAAGGCTTGAATGCAACGCAATGCCTTCTTAAAAGCCAATATGCGGTAAAAGAATGCATGGATAAGAAATAATTAATTTTAAATATAGGAGATACAGTTATGGCATTAGCAGTTTCATGTCACGGAGTTAAGAAGCTTGTTGAGGATATTAACAAGCTGTACGGAAAGCATATTGTAACCGCAAAATTACAGAAAGACGGATGGGTCATCCTTGTAGGAGAGGAAATCCGAATTATGTCGAGGCCTTGTGAAGCGGTTCAATTCCTTGATGGATTGAAATGTATGGCCAAGATTATGAAAGATAGTTTTTAATTTAACAATCGGGCAGCGTAATTGCTGCCCATAAAGATAGGAGATACAATATAATGGAAAATGTAGTAAAATTTGATATGTGTAGCAATGAAAAGGTAAGACAAGAAATAGCCAATCACCCAAATTATAAGGTTAGATGGATGGCTGGTTTTGCTTGGAAAGGTGCTGGTAGCAGAGAACTTAAACGTGAGGGTGAGCGAAAAATTTATTGTCCTGGAGGTTGGTTTGTTGGAACTTTCGAAGATGAACTGAATCGTTGCTTAAATTGGGCTTGCGCTCAGGATATAGAGATTAACCATGATAAGAAGGAAATCTTTATCAATGGTTTTAGTGAAAATGATATGCTTTAAAATATAGTCTTATGTTTGTAGAATTTAAGAACTTAAACGTAGCATTCGGGAAGGAGTTTCCTTTAGCTTATGTTTATTTTACCAAATACAACGGTGAGCGTTTTTTAAAAGAACAGGGTGTAGCTTTATCTGGCTCATTCGTCAGCTTTATTCCACTTATTGCAATCGTTGATAACGTGACACGGAAAGTGAGCAGTGAGATTTTCTTTACTAATTATCGCATTCTTAATGAAGAAGAAGAGAAAGATGCCTTAGATACTCTTAAACGAAGTAATCTTACTATTAACAATAAAGGTAACATTTCCTTCCTTGATTATAAGCAGATATGTTTTGAGGTGGATGGAAATATCCTTCCTTACGATGACTTCTGTAAGTATGAACTACCAAAAGGAAAGGTGTTCAAAACAGTCTTTGATAACGGCTATTCTTACTACGGTTCATATCCTTTTAAGGGTGATGCGAAGAAATATGCCGATACGGCTATCAGTGTTGCCGAGAAAGTCGGTTATCTTTGGGGCGGTTGGACTATGGGCTTTAGTCTTAATAACCTTCTTTGCGTAGATGTTTCTTATGGGAAGGATGAAAGCTATTCTGAGGTTTCTAATACATAATAGATATGGAAGATAAGAAATTTATTATCGAAGCTCACGGAGAAGCACCTTACGCTTTGCGCATAAACGAGGGTTATGAGCTTGTAAGTAACGATAGGACTATGCGCCTTTTAATCGGTAAAGTGTCATACACTGATGATGATACAGGTCAGCAGGGTAGTATCTTTAGAGTTGCATGTTTTGTTCGTGAGGATGGCGGTTGGATAAAGACAAGCGAAGAATCTCTTACAAAGACCATAACGGACTACGTCAAGCAACTGAATAAATCTTTGCAATTCACGAAGGCTGTGAAGGAGTATAGAGAACAGATGGATATATCCGACCAGTGGTCAACACAGAATATGCGATTAGAATGAGTTTTATTTTATTCATGTCATCACTATGCGTTATAAGCATAGTATTGATACATTTTCTTCATCGTGAAAGATAATATGATTATGAAAGATATGTTAACTAATAACAATCGAGCAACCGACAGTTCGATAGTTTCGCCAAGGCGAATACAGGTCGAGGTCTGCGGTTATAAATCAATAATTAATGTTCCATATGATATGTCAGAAGAGCGGTTGCAAGAAGCCCTTGATAATGCCTATTCGATGCTCGTTCAAAGCTGCTATATGGAATATATCCTTGCGGATAATTTTCTTATCATTGCCAAAGATATATTCGTTAGGAAAAAGATATTTCGCTTTAATATTAAAAAGTTTTTCGTTGATTGTCAGTCTGATATAAGAAAAACAATGAAAATATACAAGATGCACATGGATGACGATTATTATGATGAATATTCGTCAATTCTATACGGAAAGGTATCTGATGTGATTGAACATATGCGTAAACTCATTGAGGATAAGCTCAGAAACCTTCATTCTAAATGCAATCCGTATATAGCTTCTTATGCAATAATGATGCAAAACCTTGTACAGCAAGTTGATGATACTTACAAGAATGTAATGGATTCGTTAAAGAAAAGATATAATGTTGACCTGTCAAAGGTATTCGATAAATACCGCTCTCGGCTTGCCTTTACAATGGTAGACAACCTTTTGTATGCAATTATGCAGAGTGATGCTGATAAGTTCACAGACAATATTGTCAATAATAAGAAGATACTTGCTCTGTGGTCAGAGGTAACCAAGCGATTGTATAGCCCAAAGAATCTGAAAGAGGCTCGCTTGTCGGCTTTCTATAGTATGCCGAAAGAGTATCAATCTTTGTACACCCTGAATGAGGATGGCACTTGCGAGCCAAAGGAGGGTGTATCTAAATGGAAGAAAGGAGCGTAGGGTATGGATAGAGAAGATATGCGTAAGCTGATTTCGTGGGGTAATGAATGCTCTAAGTACACAAAGAAGAAGCTATCTGAGATAACTGTTCAAGAATGCCTTGATTTTTGTCACTTTATGATATGGAATAAGCATAACTTTGCCCCACCAATTATATACTATAAGAGTTAGATTCTCATTTTATCTTAATATATGTTGTATCTCTGGGAGTGGCGGTTTCGGCTGCTGCTCCCTTCTAAAAGAAAAAATTAAATTAAAAAGTATATGGAAGAAATAATCAAAATTACTGAGCATAACGGCAAACGTGCTGTCAATGCAAGAGAACTACATCAGTTCTTGGAGAGCAAATATCAGTTTGCTAATTGGATTCAAGAAAGAATCACTAAATATGGTTTTGTTGAAAATCAGGATTATGAGGTTTTTAAGGAAAATCTTAAAAACTCAAATGGAGGAAGACCGCAAACAGAATATGCCCTTTCCGTTGATATGGCAAAGGAGCTTTCAATGGTAGAAAACAACGAGAAAGGTCGCCTTGCACGCAAATACTTTATTGAGTGTGAGAAGATAGCAAGAGAAGTAGCTATGGCTTCCTATCAGATAGAGGACCCCATCAAGCGTGCTGAGCGTTGGATTGAAGAGCAGAAAGAAAAGAAAGCACTCGAAGCAAAGAACCTTGAAATGCAACCAAAGGCGCATTACTTCGATGAGCTTGTTGAACGCTCCCTGCTTACAGGTTTTCGTGATACCGCAAAGGAACTTGGCTTAAAGCAGTCTGAGTTTATCAAAATTCTTATTGATAGGGGATATATCTATCGTACTCCAAAAGGCGAGCTAAGACCGATTGCTAAATATACAAATGATTTATTTGAATTAAAAGACTTTAAGAGCATAAGCAGCGACCACGCAGGGGTGCGGACTTGGATAACCGTCAAAGGGAAGAAGGTTTTTCAGTTGTTGTTTGGGAGGAAACAACCTATTAGAAACGATTAGAAATAATAGTTTTCTTTAGCAAACCTATTAAGTTCTATTAATAACCTATTTTTGTGGGGAAAAATTTGGTAGTTCGCAGATTTCTTTTTAATTTTGCGGCGTTCAATAAATAATTGTGGCGAGGTTGGAAGCTCTGCCGCATCAAGGTAGGGCATTTTTTATGCTCGCTTCTTAATGGATTACGATATACGTGTATCGCTCCCCTTGGGTGTATTGTAATGGTGCATCCGTGCTTTCCACAATTAGGCATTGAACAAAGGGGTAAAGCGGTACACTCTTTTTGTTGTATCAACCCCACAAGTTGTTAATGTTCAAAAATAATTGTAAGATGAACGATGTGCAAATTTTTAACTCTCCTATGTTTGGAGACCTCCGTGTTGTTCGGGATGAGAAAGGCGAACTGCTTTTCTGTCTAAAGGATGTTTGTAATTCACTCGAATTACAAGTTACAAAGGTAAAGGATAGACTTACCCCCTTCCTCCCTACTATTAAGGTAGGGGTAGTAACTGGCAAGAAGTCTGATGGTTCAGATTCTATTCAGTATATAGATATGTACTTTGTTACAGAGCCAGACCTTTATCGTTGTATTTTCCAATCTCGCAAGTCTTCCGCTCGCAAGTTCCAAGATTGGGTTTTTGATGAGGTTCTTCCAGCTCTTCGAAAAGATGGTGGCTATATCGTTTCAACCGATGAAGATACCGAGGAAGACATCATTGCTCGTGGTCTTATCGCTGCGAAGGCAGCACTATCACGTAAAGAGCAGCGTGTTCGTGAGCTTGAAGCTCAGACCGAACAGCAGGCGCAGACCATCGGCATTCAGCAGAAAGAATTGACTGTAGCCGCACCAAAGGTAAAGTACTACGATGATACACTTGCATCAACGGACTGCCTTACCACCACACAGGTTGCTGACGACCTTGGCATCAGCGCAAAAGCACTTAATCAGCAGCTCGCCAATGCAGGTATTCAATACTTCCAATCAGGTTCTTGGCATTTGAAGGGTGTGTTCCGTGAGTGGAAGCTTGCAAGTACAAGAACCTATAATTATATCAAGGGTGATGGTTCTACGGGTACAAAGGTAAACCTCGTATGGAATCAACGTGGCAAGCGTTTTATCCTTGCCCTTTATAACAATAACTTTAATGTGAAGGCAGCTATCGCCGAGATAAACGGCGAGAAGGCAGCTCAAAGTGCAAATAATCAGTCTAACAATTAATCAATAAGGAGAAAGTAATCATGGAGAATAAAGATAATCAGGTTCAATACTCAGTAAGCGATAAGACTGTGCGGTGCATCGCCCTGTTAAAGGAGGTTGTCGCCGTTCAGGAGAAGGCTCTTACATACTTTGCAAGCGAGGGTATCGAGGATTCAAAGGAAGCTGAGACCTTCGCTGAGAGTATGGGTAACGCCATTAAGGCATTCGGTGGCATCTTGGGCGATAAGGTCTATCAGAATGTGATTGATGGCTGTAAGGCGATATAATTGCGATATAAGTTCAATTTAGGTCGAAACGATGATACTACTTCGGCACGCCTAAATATAATACATAAGAAAAGAGTGGGGCGGTTATACCTCACTCTTTATCTTTTCTATATATGGCTTGAATATCTTTGCCGCTTTCTTGTACGCTTCAAGCAACCAGGCGAAGATAGGTTTCCAATCATCTTGCTCATAACCGCCGTTTTCGTAGTTCGTGGCGAAGATAACGCTTGTTTTGTTATCCTCGGCGATATTCCACTGAAGGAGCGGTTTTCCAAAAGCCTCATTGATAGAATCCTTATCCTTTTCAATCATTCGGTAATGCTTCTTGTTTTCAGTCTTATCAGAACCGTCAAGCAACAAACGGACAGATACAGAACCTTTGCGGATGAAAAGGTCATAATGTACCTTTGTAGTTCCTGTTGATATATTCATCCAGTGATAGCTCTGTGGCATCTTTTGAAAATTCGCTCCGTTCTTGCTTGCATACTCATTGAATGCCGTCCAAAACTCAATCAACCTTTGCTCGGTATCAGACTTCGGTGAAGCTTCATTCTTCTCATAAGGTGGTTGGCTTGCAATATCGAATAGAAGTGCAGGTTTTGAATCGCCAATACTTACAGCCGTAACCTCCACAAGGAAGAAGTTGCACTGTATGGTTGAGTCGTTCAGCATCTGAATGGCACTGATATGTTCCGCTCTCGCTTTCTCTACTATCCATACAGCATAGTCGGCATGGTGGTGGGCGGCATACGTTATCACCTTTCCAAGATGGTCTGAATCGCTATCGCCGAACTGGTTTTCTATGATTATGCTTTTTTCGCCATCGTCTCCAGCTTTGGCTACAATATCAACCTTCATCGTTTCTAACTTATGCTCTTTCTCTGCCTCAGATATATTGATACCAAGCTTTTCAGCCAGTACACCAATATTCTTTGTAAGCCAAGGGGTGAAGCCTGAAGCCTCTCCATCAAAAATTTCTTTTAATGGGTGTACGTTTATGCGGTCTATCTCTTTCATTGTATATTAATTAGTTCATTTCTGTCTATTGCAGGGGCTTTCTTTTTATCAGAATCTAAATCGAGTATATATTTTTGAGGATAGCTTATACAATGTAGGAAAAACTTCTTTTTCCCACCGACAATATTAGCCTTAACAACAAAGGAGTCATTTCTATAAAAATATGAGTTGTTATCATTGAGAGCAAAATAACCTTTTATCTTCTTTTTTATAGTTTCTTTATCAATAGGCGTTTGCTCGTACCCGTTTTCGGTGAGTACATAAAGAAGTTTTCCGTTACCTTGTAATTCTAAATCCGTATATTGGTAATCTTGCCCAACAATAATAAAGTTACCTGTTTGTTCGCCGAGATATTTATCTACATAATTATATCCTATAAGGCTATATACATTAGATAACACAACTGTATCTTTATTCATTTCATCAATAGTATGAGTAGAGATATATTGTTTGATAGTCTGTTTGGTTATATCTGGTACGGGTGATAAGCTTGTTATCTTTTGTTGTGCGTTAGCTGCTATACAAAAGAGAAGTCCACTAAATACACATATCTTCTTTATCTGTTCCATATTAATGTTTATAAATTGCACGATACCTATTTAAAACACGCTCTGCGGCGTTATCTTTTCCTTGTTTGGTATATACTAAGGCAAGGCGAAGATAGCCCGTTCTGCGCAAGCGACCGAGGTACATCATCCGCTCGTAGCAATATGATGCCCTGCTAAGTATTCCTTCTTTAAGATAGCATTGAGCCATTGCCGCCAACTCCTTTGGTGATGCGTCATAAATCTGTTTCATAACTCGTCTGATTTGGTTATGAATGCAAAGATAGCAAAAAATGGATTAATATTATATTATATATCATATTTTATATAAAATTATCTTTAATTCACCATACAAATCAAAAATAATATTAAACACTAATAGAAAGCTAATAGAAAATTTGTTTATCTGAAAATTAAATATTAATTTTGCGGTATAAATAATTAATAACAACAATTAAAGTTTAGGAGATACAACAATGACAACAATGACAACAAAAGATGTAGAGAAGCTTTTAGTTAAGCTTACAGATGAGCAGAAACAACTTCTTAAGGATGCAATTAACTTTGGAAGTTTTGGTGATGACGAGTGTAGATTTTATAATGAAAATAACGAACTCGACTATTATCCTTGCTACGGCTTCTGCGCAAATGATGCAAAGAAAGCAGGGAATTTTAGCGGCAGAAAAATATCGGCAATGTTTCGCTCAATTTACAGTAAACTCTGCGATAAGTACGGCAAAGGCAAATTTTTTAGTCATATCTCAGATGCTTGGGGTGATGGTTCTGGCGATATGTTCTATATAAAGACAGGCTATTATTACGCATTTATTGATTGGGCTGAGGGGAAATAATAATAGTAAATAGGGGCAGGGGTTCCTGCCCTATAAATTTAGGAGATACGACAATGAAACGGTTTGAAGATTACGAAAAAGCTTATAATAAATGCTATGAGCTTTTGCAAAAACTCACAGCATTGATAAAAGAGACAGATGGAAATATTACTCTACAGATAAAGTTTACTTATCATGATAGATACCCAAAACTTTCTGTTATATACTATTGTAATTACCTATACTCATTTCTTCCACAAGAAGATGGTACATTTGTCATTTCTACAGACAACAAAATCTATACAATGGATGAAATTGAGGCGAAGATAAGAAAGAATTGTTTATTAGACTAAAGGATATGAGCAAGCAAGAATTTCTAAGCAAGTGTTATAGCTGTAACGAGTATAACACTTGCTATAATTCAATATTATATAGATTAGGCTGTGGTACTTATCTGGCTTATCTTGAAACCAATAATTATTTAGATGAATGAGAATAAGATATGTATAAAGAAGGCGATATTTTAATATTGGAGAATGATTGGAGAGGAGAACATTGTGTCTTCATCCTACATAAAGTACATAACGAAGATTGGATAGAAGCTCACGCTAAGTATTCTTTCATATTCAAAAAATTAGGAATAGGGGCAGGCAATACCTCTACGAATGTAAAGTACTCTACAGGGTATCTAAGAAAAGCAAATGATACAGAAAGAGACTACTCATTAGGGATAATGAAGGATAAGGGCTATTCCTATGATTTTAAGAAGAATAAACTGTTACATTTATTCAATTATGAAAAAGGAAGAGATTAAGATAAATGAGCATTGTAAGCACTATTTCTTAGGCTTCTGCCACTTCTATTTAGGTGGCTGCTGCTCTGGTATTAAATGCGGATATAAATAATTAAGATTATGGCAAAGTTTATTGAGGTAAAATATAAAGGGCATTGTACCCTTGTTAATATAGATAATATCGCTTACGTTGAACCTTCACGGAATGGCGATATAGCAACATCTATAAAGCTTAATTGCAAGACCACACCAACGGGCGGTCAAGTAGTTCTCTGCGAGGATGATTACCACACATTCCTGGGTAGATTAGAGAATCTTACAAAAGTTGAAAAAGCCGAATAAGATATGAGAGCATTTGACGTACTTTTAGCCTTGCATCGCTTGGTGTATGACGTTTATCACGTTGCTTTGAAAGAGTTCTCATAAAGAAAAAGCACCGCCCTCGGAGATACGGATAAGGGCGATGCTGAATGTAAACAGTTGTTTTGTTTAACGTTGTGAGCACATAGGAGATACGCACTCGATACAACAATTAATGCAAAAGTAACAAAAAATATTTGGATAGCTCAATATTTTTGCGTATTTTTGCGTATTATTAACAAATAAAGAAAATAAATTAGAAGGAGATACAGTTATGATAGGAGCAATTATAGGTGATATTGTAGGCTCTAAATATGAGTTTGATAACACATTTGATTATAACTTTAAACTATTTGACAAAGGTTGTAATTTTACAGATGATACTATCTGTACAATAGCCGTAGCCGATGCTATTCTTAGAAAAGGCGATAATGAAAAACCGAATATCGAAGATTATAGTATCTCTCTTCAATATTGGTGTCAGAAGTATCTAAACCCAATGGGTGGGTATGGCGCAAGCTTCGCAAAATGGGTTCGTAGCTCGAATCCACAGCCTTATGATAGCTACGGAAATGGGGCAGCAATGCGAGTTAGTCCGACAGCTTGGGCATTTAAAGAAAGTTCCGATGCTATCCGTCAGGCAATAATGAGCGCAAAGGTATCACATAGCCATACTGAGGGTTTGATAGGTGCTGCTGCGGTATCTAATGCTATCTTTTCTTTGAGAAAGGGAGAAAAGAAAGATATGTTGAATATCATAGCAAACGTTTACTATGGCATTAAATGGGAGGATAGAATACCACCAAGAGGCAAATGGGCAGAGACCTGCCAAGAATGCGTTCCACTCGCCTTTATGATAGTCCTTAATAGTGGTAGCTTCGAGGATGCAATCAGAAATGCTGTATCATACGGCGGTGATAGCGATACGATGGGAGCAATCGTTGGTTCAATCGCTCAGCCTCTCTTTGGTATTCCACAAGAAATGGAGGAAAAAGCATTGAATTATCTCCCTTTGGATATGAAGAATGTAGTAACTAAATTTATTGATAGATATGGCGAATAAGGAAGATTTAATCAAGTTCTGCCGATATTTCAAAGGTGAAGCAGAAAACCCTTGGAAAGATTGCATTGAAGCACTTCTTTGGGAATGGGAAAAGAAATGGGTAGAATTTACATTAAAGGTTTATAAAGGACAACAGAAAATGTTCCTTGATGAAATGCTGAATGAGTATATTGCGGTAGGGTTAAGAACCTTCAATGATACAGATGATACCCCTGCTACATTGAAAGCCCTTTTATTCAATCGCTATCTATATCTTAACAAACTTCCAATGAAGGAAGGCGCTGAGAGTTTCAAGGATTTTTATAATAAGACGTATTACAAGAAAAGCCCTCGTGAATAATAACGGGGGCTTTTCTTTATTTGTATGGATAACCACCGATATATGGAAATGGAAGTACATTCTGATTTATTACTTCAACATCTATATACCATGTATTACCGCTTTTTTCTACCTTAGTAACTCTGAATGTAGTTCCACGCTGTAGGATGATTTCACTCTCACTTCCGAAAGTAGATTGTTTTGCGATTCCATCCCAAGAGCGACCCGAACCATTTCCGAAGCTCGAATACGGTTCAGCATACATCATCTTTGTGCCTTTAGGTGCGTAGATATTTGTAATAACATTTCCTCCAAAACCTTTTCCTTTTGCCACACCAGCAGAAGTAAAAGCTCCTTCCGTACCTTCTTTGCCAACAAGAGCCTTGATTTCTGCATCTGTAGCGTAAGCATAATTGGATAAGCCGTATTTTTTAAGCTCAATCATACCTCCACCTCGTTGTAACCAAATATCCTTATCGTAGTATGATTTATTGATGATGCTTTCCATTAATGGGATTCTATCTAAGCCAAGTTGTGTATCTGCTGCTGAACCATAGTAGGTAAGACCACGCAAAGGTTCATTGATATTATGATACGAATTCGTATATCCAAAGATAGCATTTTTTTCCTCATCGGTAGCATTGCGCCACACCTCGCCACATTTTGCTCTAAGAATATCATCGGCATCTTTTGTATTTTTCGCCCATACTGCCGCATCTTTTCTTGCTTGCGAATAAGCATCAGCATCGAATGGGATTGAACCATTTCCGCTTTTATTTATTGCTCTCTTAGCTTTTAACTGAATGAGCGAATTTTTCTTATCTTGCGCTTCTTGGATAAGCTGCTTTGCTAAGTCTTTATCTTGTGCGGCCATAGCATTTTTGAGGTCAAAGAGTATCTTATGATAGACTTTACTCTGGGTACTATAACCTTTTACGTCAGCATAAGCTTTATTGATATTTATCCAATCAATCGCCGTATTTACCTCATCAAGCTTTTTGAGATATGCTGCTTGTGATACCTTCCAAGTGGCATACTTCTGCTGAACCCCGTGCATATTTCCACCAAGGAAATCAATTGCCTCAAATTGCAATTTGCTTGCTTGCTTTTCAAGCGTAAAGCTTTGCCATTGAGCCAACTTCACATCTACAGCATCATATACTCCGTGCAATTCCTTTGACGTAAACTGCTTATGCCACTTATTGACATCAGGGATGAGAGCAGAAAGTGATAGTTCATCCTTTTTGATGGCAGAAATGGCGTTTGCGAGCGTTTTAGCCTCCTTTCTTGCCAATGTATAGTTAGCAGACTTTAATGCGCTTAGAACGGAAGAAACATCGGTTTCTCCGTAATTAGCAGCTACCTTTATAACATTCATAGCAACCTTGCGGTCAGTCCATTTAAGTTTAGTTTGATAACCTCGTTTAAATCTGTCAAACAGGGAAGCTATCTCATAAGCACTCTTTTTGTCCTTGATAGCATAACGGATAGCATAGTACCGTTCAAAGAGGTCTTGGCTCTTTATATCCGTAACAGATTTACTACCGAGCAGATTATGAACCAAGCCATTGTAATAGTCACGTCTATGCTTATCCCATCGGCTCTGTATTTTATCTATCTGCTCCTTAGTTCTAATGGCGTGGCGTTCCTTTGCCTTCGCAAGTATAAGCTCCTTAGAAGAAACCGCCTTTAACCCCAATTTCTTGCGGTCTGACGGGCTTAAAAGATGTGCCCAATACTTCGTGTTATCTTGCAAGTGCCAAGCCAATTTACCCCTCATTCCTGCCTTTACGATAGCTTCGGAGTTATCCCTGATGTACTGATTGTACTTTTCGGGCATGGTGAGTACGGCAAAAGGGGATACGTAGTTGCTCATATCCTCGCCAGCCATCAAGCGTTTATAAAACTCCTTCTTTTCCTCGCCTTGTATAGTGATAGGGTCTGAGGTGCAGATACAATTCGAATGCCAACTTCGCCAATCAAAATCTTTCGGATAGCGACCCTCAAGGTCATTACATATATCATCAATATTGTGCTGTGGCGATACGTGAATATACTGACCGATAACAAATGGTTCGTTCTTCCATCGTTCATTTCTTGCCTTGTGATATGCGGCATTTATCTCCGTTCTTGCTACTCTGAGAGCGTTCTTTCTTGCCGAGCGGTAAACACCCATACCTACCTTCTCTAATGGCTCTTCAATGAAGCGCACCTTGCCGTCAATGATTCTACGCCTGCGCCAAGTCACCACATCTTTCTTCTTCCCGTTCTTCTGAACCTTGATGGTATGATAACGGCGATACATCATATCTGGGTCATTGAGGTATCTGCGTATGCTCTTGCCTATTTCCTCTGCTGATGAGCCTTTTTGGATTCCGTCCGCAATGGTGTTGCTCATAGCCATTTCAAACTCACTTTTCGTCTGTTGGCAGTAGTTCCAAACAATCTGAGCAAGATTCAATCCGTTCTTTGCTTTCAAGCGATTAGAAATAAACGTGGCTGCGGCGGTATCTCGTGCAACCCTTATAGCTTTATCAGTAAGCACGGAATAACCGCCTATAACCATTTCATCGTGGTTATACGCCAACGCAACGCCATCGGTGATACCGCTCTTATAGCAAAGAAGGCTATTCTGATAGTAATCATTAAAGATGTCGTTCAAACGAGCCTTTAACTGCGGAAAGTTATCAAAGTTAAAAAGCACATCATCTTCGAGCACATCTTCTCCATAGCCAAGAGAGGTGAGCTTCTTGACATAATCGCTGTATAATCTGCCCAACCGCTTGTTATAGACGGCGAACAGATTATTCAGTTGTTCTTTCTGCTGTTTTGATGTGAGCTTCTTTGACATTATTTACCTAATAATATTTTTATTTTTTTATCACCTTTAAGTATAGCCGCTGCTGCTCTATGATGACCATCAATTATATAAACATTTCCATTACGCTGTACTCCATAAGGAACATTATTTGCATCAAAATTAATAGATGCAATCGTCTTTAGATTATTCGCTCCTATATATTCTTGTGTTGGGTGTATCTTATCAACCGACACATATTCGTACTTTCCTGTTGGTTTGCTAAATGACGATACAGTTTCTACGCTTGCCCTAACTTTTTCTGATTCCTCTTTTTGATATTTCTGCTTAAACACATCATTGGTTTTAATCGCCATAGTGCTTGTATTGCCGAATAAAGGAAATGATAATGAATCAATGGTATTGTTAATGGAAGCCTCTTTATACTTTACGCTATTAATTTTTCTTGTTCCTCCGCTTGCTTTTGCCATAGTTATTCCTCCTCTTCTTCTTCATTTGAAACTGAACGACTTCCACTTGCGGCACTACCAAGTCCCGAAAGGGCTGCTTGCTGCGCCAACGCTTCTTCCTGTTCGCTCTTCATTTCTTCCTCAACCTTATCAGGGTCATCATTGAGAGGGTTAAGCTCGATGGCACGGCGATTAGAGGTAGATTTCGCACCACCATTGGATGAAGTGATAAGTTGCAATAATTCTACATCGTTTTTTGGCAGATATGGCTTAAAGACTGGCTCAAAGTCAATCTGCTCAGAAACACTTTGGTCGATGCCCTTAACATAAGCTCCAGTGTTACAGATTCCGTTAGCTACAATATTACAGCGGCGAGTGAACATCTCTCCAAACATCTCCGTTTTTAAATCTGCCTTCATGTAAGGAGCGGTAAGCATAAGACGGATGGCCGCACCCGAGGTGTTGTTGCCAAGGGTCTTCATATTCTCAAAGCTTATATCTGCGACAGATGTGAAAGAATAGATAATATTAAAGAGATATGCGATTTCTCCCTTTACACTTTCGGGCGAAGAATCCCATGAAAGCACACTCATCTGAGAACTATCACCGCCAACGAAAACAGAACCCTGCTCACCCTTCTCAGCAAAACCTTCCAAACGTCCTTTAACAAAGTACTTTGGTGTCCCGAAATAGTCGTTAGTATCTCCCCAGTTAGATATACATGTTTCTACTCTCTCTATCGCCCATTGAACATCCTCCCATTCTGCTTGGTCTTGTCTGTAATATACGACAGGTATCTTTGTGAAGCCATGTGGAAGGGCACTTACCATTCTCCACTCTTCCTTTTTGTCATTGATATACTGATAACAGAACCTATCATCATATACATCGAAATGCAACTCAGAATTGCCAAGTTCATCAAATACGTAGTACTCACGAGCAAAACCATCCATAATATGATAATCGTTAAAATGTGGATAGAGCTTGTCTCCTCGTGAAGGACTGAGCAGTTGTACCCGAATATCGCCACGAAGTTTTCCTTCGGCATCGGTAGGCTGATACCATAATTCGGCAGCTTCGCACTCCTTGAAGATGGTGCGTGCAAGTTTCTTGTCGAAGTACTTCATTTTATTATCGTGGAAGCAGTGCATAATGCCATCATAGAGCTTCTGTTGCTTGTCGTTCATTTTCTTAATATCAGCACCATGTGCAGTAGCCTTATAGGTAACGGCATTCATAAGCAGGAAACCTACCGTAAGATTGACAAGAGACTTTTGCATTGGAATAGCAATGCGAACGACTTCGACCTCTTTTTTCTTGTACTCAGCCTTTCCTGTAATAGGATTCACTTTCCCTGTAGGAACATTGATAATCTTATTCTTACGAAATTTCTTATCCATTATTCTATGGCTCGCTGGGTCCCATTGCTCTTCAAGGACTGCCAATGGAGTTCTGAAGCCTTGTTTTCTTGCCGTGAGGTATTTATGCACATCACTTGCTTCTGGCATTGATAATATTTCTTGTATCGCCTTCATATATGAATATTTTGTTATAACAAAGGCAAAGTTAGCAAATAGGCATTTTGTATTAAAAGTTTTAAGACTTTCCGTGTAAACAATTAGTTAGACCTTAAAATATTAAAGACTATCTTTTCTTATTGAAGCACAAAGCAGAAGCCGAACATCTTACGGTTGGCGATTGGTTAGTAAAGAATGTAGAACTATCATAAAAATAGGGCAGGGAAGAGAATTTCTTCTCTGCTTTATTTTGTTCTACTCCTTCCTATATGCCAATAATTACACTCGTTGCAAAGGTATGCCGAGTAACCGAACATCCGCTTTTTCTTTATGTATCTTGCGGCTGCTTTCTCATTATCAAAGGATAATTTGGCTACCCCTCTGCTATTATAGTGGGAACGTTTGCGGTGATGCTCCCTTGGTTGTTTGTCGTACATTCGCTTCATAAGTATTTCGATTTTAACCCATTAGACCGAGAATATCGGCGGCTTGCATACCGCTGCCATAATCGCCCAATAACTTCTCCATGACAACATATCTGCATGCATCGATGGCGTGATTATACATATCTATAGGCTCATTAAGCCACTTTCCTTCTTTATCCTGTCGCCAAGTATAGTTATTATACTCTCTCCTTATATTTGTAGAGCGTTTGGTTATATGGATTGTATATTCAAGCATCTTCATTATACCAGCCTGAATAGAACCATGGAATTTCTTAACAGGCTTTATATCAATACCAGCGTTATAGATTTCGTCTATCAATCGAGGGTCAGCACACTCAGATATAACCTCTGTATTATTTTTATCCTCCTTCAATACTCGAATAATATCAGAGGAAAGCATTTTGGTCTGATAACATACCTCATCAATATATATATTCTTACCCCATATAAATACATCAATAATAGCGGTTGGGTCTGAAGCATAACCGAAATCCATTCCACGATAATGATGCCTGTACGCTTCTACTGGTATATAGTCGTCAATGACCACGTTCTTAAAAATCAAGCCCTCAACCATAGAGCGCAATCCCAAGCCATAGATACGCCAAAGGCTCGGATTCTTCCATTTAAGGCTTTCAATCTCAGCGATAACCTTTGGTTCGAGAAAAGGGTTATCCTTGTATGTTGATATAAACCAATAAGTGCTTTTCTCCTCATTCACCTGATTTATCCAGTGGTCTTCTGAGAAGGAAGGGTTATAATCAAGGATAGAGAACTCCGTGGTACGCATCTGTAGCTGCTGCCATTCGATGAAAGAAAGCTCATTCGCCTCATTTACGAAAAGTATCTTACGCTTAGAACCACGCACCTTCTGCTCGTTATCGGTGGAGAAGAACTCAATCCAAGAGCCGTTAGGGAAAGTATAAACGAACTCTGATTTATTCATGCACTTATCATCCCACCAACCAAAGTTGAGCATTATATCCTTAAAATCACGATAGACAGTTCGTTTAATGGAAGGCATACCAGCACGAATGATGGAAACGGTCGTTCCAGCATTGTTGAAGCAAAGCATACAAAGGAATTGCACAACGCTATACGTCTTGGCACTACGGCTTGAACCTTGAAGAGAGCAAGTTGTGAACCCTGCTTCCTTCGCTGCTTTCACCCTCATGTAGTTCTTTGCTAAATATACGTGTGGCATTTCTATATTATCCTTTATCTGCTTCTTTTATCATTCTGCTGTCCTGTCTGGCTCAGCGTCCTTCTTTTCCTTCTCTTTCTGAATCTCAGCGAGAATCTTCTGATACTCTTCATTATTGGTAACAACGTGTATTTGCAATGGGTCTTGTTTAATCTGCTCGCCCTTGCTTGTAAGGTCAATGCGCTGAATCTTTCCGTAGGCTCTATCAATAACCCTTTCGAGTACATCAAGTCCTTTCTTATCAAGTATTCCCTTTGCAATAATGCGTTGCATCATCGGGCGTGACTTATCGGCCAACACCGCCTTTAATTCATCTTCAGGCAGCGCAGCAATATACAGAAAAGACTCTGCGATAATCTGAGAGGAAGGAGCTTCGTAGCCCTTCTCCTTCATTTCCTCGATGAATAACGACATCGTCTTAGGCTTGGGTGGTCTGCCCTTTGGGTTGCCAACTCCACCTTTTTTAAACTTCCCTTTTTCAAGGTTTGCAAGCTGTTTTTTACGCTTGCTTTCATCTCTTGATAATGGCATATTAATAGCTTTTATTCCTAATTTATTCCCAACAATAGCTTTTATTTAAGAAAAGCACCTTTATTTTCTTCTTCCTCTGCTGCCATATCTCGGCACATTTTCAGTACATTAAAGTACTCTCCAAGATTATTATTATAGAGCAGCTTTGCTATCTGATGCACAAAAGATGACTTACGTCCATCTTGTTGCAAAGTCACTATCTGGCTCGCTGGCATCATCAAGAACTGCTCCATAATTTCAACCTTTTCCTTAGAGGAAAGAAGTTTCTTGGTAGGAAGCAGAAATCCAACTTCCTCCAAGATTCGTGTTTTGACTGACTTAACCTTCATACTTGTCGCCATTTACGAGGTTCATAAACTCAGCCCTCACTTGTGGGTCATCCTTAAAAGCACCTTCAAGGTAAGAAGAGGTCATAATACCCTTCTTCTTTGCGCCTCTAAACTCTTTGCAAGAATGGTGTCCCTTCATAACGAGAGCAATACCAAGTGGTGGATATTCGCTACCGAGAGCCTCTTTCAGCATATCTACGATGTCGTGTACCAATCGCTCCTGTATCTGTAAGCGAGCGGAGCAGTAATCAACCACACGGCCAATCTTAGAGATACCGAGTATCTTTCCTTTTGGGTTCGGAATATATGCGAACCAATACTTGCCCCAAAACCAAACACAATGATGTTCGCAGTTTGAATGGAAATCGCCTTGGTCGATAACCATGTTATCATAGACGATACCATCCTTGCCGTTATCAAAGGTCGTAATCTTTGGTTTCTGTGATGGGTCGTAACCTCTGAATATCTCTTTCCACATTCTGATAATGCGGTCGGGTGTACCCTTTAAGCCTTCACGATTAGGGTCTTCGCCAATGTACTCCAATATGCGGACGATATTATCCTCAACAGTTACCTCGTGCTCATCGGGGAAGATAAGCCAATCATTAGCTCCAACGATACCACCACAGAAAGATACCTTGTCCTTAGAGCGTTCCTTAACGAAGGTAACCGCCGTATCGTAGTTGCTAAATACCTCAATAGTCTTGCCGCTATCGCAAATATCATCAACAATAAGGGTTTTAGGGGTAATCTTACGAATATCGCATTCGATACGGATGCCAAGCAACTCAGAGAGCTGAATAGCTGTAAAATAGCCTCCTCTTGGAATAGGGTAGATTGCATCATAGCTTTTACCTTTATCCTTAACCTGTTCAGCCATTGCACTGATAGCAGTCTTATAGTAATTATAATCTATCTGAACTTTATTAGAATCTTTCATATTTCATTATTTATTTTGGTTCTGCTGGCATTTCTCCCAGTACTCTTTATAATCTTGTTTCTCCTCCTCATTTGGCTGACATACCTCATAAGAAGCACCGCATTGCATACAATGATAGAAGTCCACTACTGAATCATCATCCTCGCTGCGGTCACCTGATGAATCCCAACAAATCACCCCCCACAATAAAAGCAGATAGGACGATATTTTGTTGGGCTTTCTTTTTTCCTCTTATTCATAGGTAAAATAATTTACTTCACATTGAGAATCTTTTGCTGCTGTAAGGAAAGTCGCCATTTAGGGTTAGCCTCTACGAAAGCAACTGTCTGTTTCAGAATCTCAGCATTCTTCTTCGCATCGCCTGTATCACAAGGCTGAACGTAGTAGTAATCTGCATCAATACCACAATCGGTAATTTCATGCTCACCATCAAAGACAACCTTCACCTCAGTAGCAACCTTAATGATAGGTTCTGCGCCCTTAACGAATAAGCACTTAGGAGAGCAAGTAACCCAGTTGATACCACCTGGAATCTTGTGCGTTCCGTTGGTTTCAATAGCAATATAGTATCCCCAATTATGGAGAAGGGTAGTAAGCTCCTCATCAACTTGCAATGTAGGCTCACCGCCCGTAAAGACAACGAATTTACAATCGGGTGAAAGTAACTGAATCTTATCCAGAATATCAATAGCTCCCATTTCCTCATACTTCTTAAAATCAGTATCACAGAAAGGGCACTTTAAATTACAACCCGAGAAGCGGACGAAGATAGCCGCTCTGCCAGCGTGTCTTCCCTCACCTTGAATAGAGTAGAAGATTTCGTTTACCTTGTACTTAGCCATTAGAGAGCCTCCTTTCCGTCAATCATCTTATCAACACAATAAACGGCGATATTGCCTTCACTCTCCTGTACCTGTGCCTTGTAGCACTCTGGGAACTGCTCAGTAACCCACTTCGCAATATTCTCAGCGGTAGGATTGAAAGGCAAAAGCTCATTAAGATTTCCGTGGTCGAGATAACCATGAATCTTCTGTTTAAGATGCTTAAAATCCATCACCATACCATCCTCGTTCAGCTTTTCAGCCTTGCAGTAGACAGTAATAATCCAATTATGACCATGAAGATTGGCACACTTGCTTTCATAAGAGAGATTCAGCTTATGACAAGCGGCAATCTCCATTCTTTTTGAAACGTAATACATAATTTCCTTTCTTTTACTTTGTTATTTCAATTTTTATTCTTAATTTTGCGACCGAGAAGAATAAATCGAGTGGGTCAGTACACTGGCTGCTCGATTTCACGCTTATTCTTCAAAGGCAAAGAGGTGTACCTGCTTTGCCGTTTTTTTTATCAAAGCTTATGGCGATGAACATTGCCTGATAAGCCAACAACAATAACTTCTTTTAAGCTACCTCTTTCATTTCCTTTTGCATGAGTGAGATACATAGAAATCTGGTCTTTGACATATTCCTTTGTCATAGCCTTAGTGTTCTGTATGAGGATAGCAACCTCTGCTCCTTGCTTTGCAGCACCCTTCAAGCTATTCTCTACCTTATAGGCACTCGCCGAATTGATGGTTTTCATATCCATCACGGAATGCTCTTTGAAGCCATCAGTCTTCTTCGCTCCCGTAATATATGAGTTTTCGCTCATCAAATATACACGATAACCCTTTTTGGCAAGAACTTCTGCGGCATACATTTCCTTGTTGATATTCGGGTCAGCAATCTTATTATGGTCGTTATGTACCACATAATAACCGCCGCTTTTATCGAAATAGCTATCTTTATAGTTGCCCGTAGAGACGATGGCTTGAAATTCTGATTCTCTCTTAGCCATCGTCTTAGGGTTACCCGAATAGTTTCGAGTACCTCCACTTGCCTTACTCATCCTCGTATTCAGTTGGGTCAGGGATACCAGCATCACGGAGAGCTTCCTTGCGTTCCATACAAGTACCACACTTACCACAATGCTTCTCACCGCCTTTATAGCAGCTCCAAGTTTCAGCGTAGTTAATACCAAGCTTCTTGCCGTGGCGAGCAACATCTGTTTTCGTAATGTTGGTGTAAGGAGCATCAATGCTGATACCCTCGTAAGTACCATTCTTCATTGCCTCTGACATGGCATCAATAAAGCCCTTGCGGCAGTCTGGATAAATAGCGTGGTCGCCGAAATGGTTAGCAATAAGCACCTTCTTCAATCCATTACTCTCTGCGATACCGCAAGCGATAGAGAGCATGATGCCGTTACGGAATGGAACTACGGTTGATTTCATATTCTCATCATCGTAATTACCTTCGGGGATAGCTTCTGCACCTTCGAGGAGAGAAGATTTGAAATAATCGTGAATAAAGTTGAGTGGAATAACAATATGCTTGATACCCAGTCGCTCACAATGCAACTTAGCAAAAGGAATCTCCTTCTGATTATGATTAGAGCCATAATCAAAAGAAATAGCAAGAGCAATGCTCTCTTTCTTTTCATACAGGAGAGTTACTGAGTCCATACCTCCTGATACAATAATTAATGAATCTTTCATAACTAATTAAAATTTAAATATTTATCTTTTATAATCTTGCACGGGCGTACTTCATAAAGCGTACCCACTCGCTGAAATTATGTGCAGCAACCAACTTTGAGCGAAGTTTCTTGCCCTCAGGTGCTTTGGTTTTATCCATAGTTCCGTTCTTGGCATTGAACTTATATATAGAACCGCTCATATTACCATAAAGCCAAGCTGTAGAATCCACGGAATCAAAGTGATACGTATGCAATCCTCTGATATTTGTATATCCAAGGGCATGTATCTTGCAGCCATATTTATGTGCTGTCTTCACGAACCAAGGAAATAACTTCTCATATTTATTGATAGGTATTTCTTTGGTTACGATACCACCGATAGCCACATAAGGGTAATTCTTGCACATTTCAACAAAATACTCTTTCCCTCGTGACTTATGCCAAACGGGGATAGGCTTACGTCCACTTAATCTTTCGAGCTTTTCACGAAGTCTTTCAACCTCCTTGATACCAACAACTGAATCAATATCAAGCTCAAAGAAATTCTTTACGTTCCATTTCTTAATGAATGCAGCATATCCTTCCACGTATTTATCGAAATTAACTACACCTGCTCCCGACATAAATGTGAAAGCACCACTATCTAATAGGAAATTCTGAAAATTGCCTATCAATCGAGGAAACTCTTTATTATTCTGTAGATAATAGTAAGTTTCCAAGATATTTAATCCTTCCCAATCGGCATCCTTGCCGTTCTTTACTGGGTGTTCACCTGCTAAAAAAACTTCCATAGCCTTTTCATAAACATAGGGTCTGCTTAAAGTCCCTGCTATATATAATTCTATACTGACACTTTTCCAAAACTTACTAAGATTTCCAGTAAGCCCCCCCGCAAGATAGACTTCCATTTCTCTATTATTTTATTTCCACACCTTCGTATTCGGAAACGGCAGACTTGATAATCTCCTTAATCTCATCTACCTTATCTTCCAACTCTTGTGGAATATGGACGGAGAGCTTAATATCTTTGGCTTTACTCTCGGTATTTTGAGCATCCTCGAATAGCTCATCAATATTGGTATCATCCTCATCGGTGTTGAGGAAAGAGCAATCAACGCCCCAATCCTGCAAATCATCGGTTTCCCATTCACCATTAGCAAGCTCATCCCAATCCCAATTACCAGCTTGCACGTTATCCTTGATAGCATACTCCTTGATTTTTTCAATAGGCGTATCTGCTTTGAGGATAACACAAGGCATGGTATCGAACTCAGAATGACCATCAAGGCGAAGCTCATTGGCGACACGAAGGCGCATATTTCCACAAATTGTGACATATTTACCGTTATCCATAGCATAAACCATTAATGGTTTATACTCCAAAAACTCAGGGCTATCTATTAAAGACTTCTTTAATTTTTCACCTTCATCATCATGTAACCATCGAGGGTTTTTCGACAAACCTTCAATCTGCCCTTCGTTATATTCAAGCTTTGTAATGTCTATCATTTCACGGAACCCCAATTTTACAAGAAGCTCATCCTTTGCGATGGCTGGGTTCTGTGATATTTTCTTTAATCTTGCCATAACTTTACCATTTAATAATTATTATTGCAAAGTTACGGAGATTATTAATGTTTTAATAGCGAATAATAACTTCTGTATAAACAAATTAATTTTAACTAATAGCTTCTTATGATTATTTTTAGACACTATGCTGTTTATACAAATAAGAAAAGCAGCTACCTATCACAGGCGGCTGCTTGTAGATAAAATAGTAAACTATTATTTTAGATAACCAAATCTTAACTAATACAATTATTATTACAACACATTTAAAACCTGATGCAAAGGTACAAAAGAAAGCGAGATACAGCAAATAAATGCCATATCTCGCATAAACAACTCTACTTACTCTGTATTTGTTTAGAGTTTTCAGAACGGAAATCCTCTAACTGATGTGTAAAAGGTGTTATCTTATCAAGTTGTTTCTTTACAGAAAACTCTTCACCCAAGAATGCGATGCCTTCATGTATCTTTTGTAAGGCTGCGAGTTTTTTCTTTGTTGTAACAACGGGATTAATATAGATACAATTATTCTCTTGGGCGAACCGCCGACATGTATCGCCACCTCCGTATATAACAAAAAGTGGTTCTTTCCCGTTCGCCCAATCCTTTGCGATAGAATACTCGAAGGCAAGATTATTCAGCCTATCTGAATATCCACGAGTAGCGAAAGCACGCCATCCACGAGGTACGCCTATCATATTGAGCTGGTAGAATTTCTGCGCAACGTTAAGGTCTACGAATACACCAATACCTTTGCCTTGCATACAACGGGCAATCCAACGTTTCTTGTAGATAGCCTGTAAGCCGAACGATACTGGCATCTCGTTATAGAGCGAAAAATTCGGTTCAACGATAACGGCAGGATGATGTTGCAATATCTTTTCAGGGTGCTCGTAGATAGCTGAGAAGCGGTAATCATCGGTATAGAAGTGTAAAGAGCCAGCTCCGTAAAGATTAAAGGTTCTTCTCTGCTCGCCAAAACAAAGGAAAGGAGTTTGACACTCCTTGGCTTGCATATCAATGTCGAGGGTCGGGATTTCTAAGTCATTGTCCGTTGGGAAAAGTTGGTCGGGAAGAATCATTTCATAATCATTTCTTCTCATTTTCTTGCATTGTTTAATATGTTAATAATTTGATTATATATAGTTATTGTATATTTATCTTTTGCTTGTATATATTGTAGATATTTCCTTGCCTGATTGATAATGTTTGCCCTTGTACGACAGAGTAAGCGAGCCGCACGGTCTGGATGAATACAATAATCCCTGCTGATAAGGCAATACAGACCTCTTAATGTGTTTAGTTTTACACTTTTAGAGGTCGAGCATAATTGCATAAATGTTACATCACCTCCTTTGCATACCGCTTTCATAATTTGGTCTAATATCTCGTATTGTTGGATTTGATTATATACCATATCTCTTTATATTTTAAATTTGTGGAACTAATAGGTTTTATGTTGCAAAAGTAATAAAAACCTTTAATAAGACGTTATTAACTATTAATAAATTAAAAATATTTAATAATAAACTTGCAGATTTCAACTTTTATTATTAATTTTGCGGTGTGTTTAAGATATAACACTAATGCTTAATGAGCTTATGGGGAGCTTGGCAAGTGTATGATTTTGGATTTACGTAAGGTTGCAAAACCTACTAAATACGGAGCAGCAGAGAATCCCCATTTCTTTGCTGCTCTTGATTTTTTAAAGCATCATGGAGATACGCAGAAAGATATTGAACGATATGTATTGCAATCCCGAACAAAGGAAAGCAATCGCATTCTCCCTTTTCATAAAGACAAGGGTCAAATCTTCTGCCGTGCAAAGATGGAGCATCAATAAGCTTCATGAAATCACGGGAGTAAGTGCCTGTGCTGTCCGCAAGCGCATTGATACCCTGAAAGCTTTGGGATTGATTGAGTTCACTGGCAAGAATAGACGTTGTCTTGTCTTCAAGTCTTTAAAAAGTCATACCTCTCACAGGAATATTCTTATACCTAACATCGATTTTATTTCTAATAACGATTCTAAAAAGAATGCTTATGCTCAAAAAGTAAAGTTCATAGAAGATACCTTGTCTACTATGCTTATCATTGATGTACAGAGTCGTAAGAACTACGCTAAGCAAATGATTCAGCAGTCTAAGTACCCTAAAGGCTTGAAAGAGTTAAAGGCGGCCAAGAAAGCTTGCAATCGTTTTGGCTATGGCGATAAGTTCAGAGAGAATGGTATATCATATAAGTATATAGCTAAGAAATTAAGCGTGAGCGTACAGAAAGCCTTTGATTTAGTAAAATTTGCGGTCAAAAACGAGATTTTATGCAAATATAGAAACATAGAAAAGCGTTTTTTATCCTCTATTGACTATATAAAGGATATGATACTCAATAACTATACTTATACCAATGGAGGGGTTATCTGTAGAGTGTATGCCAACACTTATGAGGTTAAGGCTGGCACGCCTTCGGCTCGCTTCGCTGGTATGGTATATAATTAGATTATAAAAAACTAAGATTTTTGTTTAATAATTAAAACATAGGAGATACAAAAAATGATGTCAGAAAAGCAATATCGAGTAGCCCGAAAGGGTATTGTCGAGCAAATTAAGTTAGCTCAGAAGTTACATTGCGTCAACCTTGAGAAGAAGCACAAAGCCGCGTTAAAGAAGTTGGAGCTACGTTTCCTTAAACCCGACGCAACGGGTTGTTTTGATTGGGGGGCAAGGGTGTCGAGTAGTTATTATCACATATAATTAGTAAGGTTATGGTAATAGTAAATTTTGAAATTGGGAACAAAGAATTTGAGGTACGTTCTATACGTGAATCAGGTTATCCACCAACGAATAACGAGCGTGGCTCTATGCTGGTTGAGTATGATGTAACGACTTTCATGAATGGTCAGCCAATGACAAAGAAGTTCAATCAAAAGAAACGAGTTTTCTTTGACCTTGAAGGTAATGTTTATAAGGATAAGAAGAGCAACAAGGTGTGGTTCAATTTTTATAAAGCAAGTTAATGATTATGGAAGCAAAGTTTAATATAGCGGAAATTCTTAAAGATAAACCGCAAGAAACTAAGTTGTATACTGATGCTTTTGGAGAGCTTAGTATAGAAGATATATGTACGGAAGAAGAACAAGGTATCACTCTTTTAGATAAAGATAGAGTTGGATTGTTTTTTTACAATGATGGGAGATACAGCATATTTGGAGAGCCTATATTAGTACCTTCAAAAGAAATGCGTGACTGGCGCAAGTTCGCCTGGAAGAAAGGCGATGTCTTGGTTAGTAATGATAATGTATATGTTATCTTTGAAAAGTTTGAGGATGATGCCTACACAAGATTTAAAGGCAAGCATTATCTTTGGAAAGAATGTGACGAAGAAGATTACAGTAAAGAAGAACCCCAAATGCTTACTTATGTATTTAAGAAAGCCAACGATGATGATGCTCAGACCTACATCAATACCATCGAGGAAAAATTGGGTGGCAAGCTAAATCTTGAAACCTTGGAAATAGAGAAACCTCAGCCAGAGTTTAAGGATGGGGATATTATTACCATAATTCCTCATATTGGAGATAAGCTTATCTATCTTTTCAAAACAGAAGATGGCGAAAAGTATTATGGTCATGCTTACCTTGATGGAAACATAGCTATTATTAATGAGGATAGTTATTGCCAAAAAGACTTCAATACAGCTCGTCCATCTACAGAGAAAGAGAAACAGCAACTCTTCGATGCTTTAGCTAAAGATGGAAAACAATGGAACGCTGAGAAGAAAGTTATTGAAGATATCAAGAAAGAATATCAATTTAAACCTTTTGAAAAAGTCCTTGCAAGAGATAGTAAAGATAGCCTTTGGCATATAGACTTATATGAAGGAATGTTGAGAGATGATGACGAATACAATTATAGGTGTATGGCTGCTGATTGGGTCTATTGTATTCCTTACGAAGGTAATGAACACTTATTAGACACAACTAAAGACGTGGAGGAATAAGATATGATCGACGAAAAGAAAATAGAAGAAGCTGCTGCATATTATGCAGAAGAAAATGCGATACAGGTAGAAGACCAATGGGGTGATATGATTACTGATACAGAAGAGCTATCTGAGGCTTATAAAGAAGGTGCTCACTGGGCAATCAACGAGTTCTTGAAGGACTTGTGGCATCCTGCTGAGGAGGAGCCAAAAGTAGGAGAAAGAGTTTTCACTCATAACGAAGATGATGATACCTATAAAGTCATTACTTGGTTCACCATGTGGTACACATGGGATGGTTTCAAGGATATTGACCATATAGACAAGTGGCTCTATATTGACGATTTACTGCCAAAGGAAGGAGGTGAGAAATGAGAAGGCTTAAAAGTACAGGAGAGATAGTTGATGTTATAGACTGGAATAACGATGTTTCACTTAAAAGAAGTCCTAAAGACTGGGTTAGTTACACAGATAGCCATGGAAATTATCATTACATGGAGCAAAATAACCTAAATATACATTTAGACTTTGTGTTAGATGATAGAAAGGAGGTACATTGTGAAAGAGCTTAAAGTTGGAGAAAGGATAGTCCTTGAAGTACAAGAGGTAGAGCCATGGTCAAATCTTTGCACTGGCTGTTTCTTTCTTAGTGAAGGTTGCCGTAGTATGTCCTTTAAACTACCTTGTACCAAAAGACTACGTTCTGACAACAAAGATATAATTTATAAAGAAGTTAAGGAGTAAAGCGCATGAATGAAAATTTAAAGTGTATGCTACAAGCTTTTGGATTTTGGAGTTTTGCTGCATTCTTTGTAAGCTTGATAGCAACTATCGTCATACACCCTGAGAGTATTGTAGGTATATGCCTATCTTTCACTTTCTTAATAATATCAGTAATTTTGTTTATTATTTCTTATAAACTTTAAAAGTAAAGCGTATGAATGCAAACAGCTATTTACGAATAGAAAATGGATTTGATATATCTAAGATAACTGGTGGTGTTCCTCAGAATATTGGAGAAGGATTTCAGTTTAATCTCCATGGGAAAATATATACAACTACGGGTAGCTATACGAAAGACAAAAAAAAGACTCATGAATATCGAAATCAGTTCTTTTGTTGGTCTTTGTGGTGACGCAATACATTACTACGCTAAATTGCGTATTGGTGTAAATAATGTGTGTGGTAATAGTTGTGTAGGGGGATATTTAGGAGGAATTGAAATTCCAAATGAATACAAAACAATCACAGGGGAGTTTGTCAGACCACTCACTCAAAAGGAGAAAGACAGTCAACCAGACAGATGGGGCTACGGGTATCAAGTAGGGGATTTAGTTAATGCCTTTGAATCTCTTGAAGAGATAGAGAGTTTAATTAAAAAACTCAAAAAGAAGTTCTCTTCTAAGGAGTGGAAAGTTGAGATAAGACGCAGTTATTAACCGCCCTCGGGCATAAAATAGAATAACAATGAATAAAGAACAATTAGAACGTGCTAATCTTTTAGCTAAAAGTTTAATTCCAAAAGCGGCAAGTCTAACAATGCCAGATACTACTACTAAGACAACTCTTGGAGAGTGTCTTTATAGTTTGCTCAAATGCGACAAAGAGTTCAACGCTAAATTCTCGCAACTTGTATCAGAAACAGAACAGAGATTTCAGAAAGAGTTTGACGAGCTTTAGTAACTAACCATCCTGCAAAGGATATAAATAGATAGAAACATGAGTGAAAAAGTAATCAAATCGTACAAGGCATTCGACAAGAATATGCAATGCCGTGAATTCCAGTACGAAGTTGGAAAAGAGTATGAAATGGACGGAGAAATCAAGTGTTGCGATCGAGGTTTCCACGCTTGCAAGTCTCCAATGGAAGTATGGGACCACTACGATATGCTCAGCTCTCGCTTTGCAGAGGTAGAGCAATCTGGTAAGATTGAGGAAGTAGAAAATTCAACAAAGGTTTGTTCTTCTCGTATCAAGATTAAGGCTGAGTTGAAGCTGGCAGACATCATTAATATCGGTGTCGAGTGGCTGAAAGATATTACCTCACCAACAAAGGTTAAGACAGATATTTCGAAGAATGATAACGGCGGTGACTATGCTCAGATTGGTTCAAGCGGTGACTATGCTCAGATTGGTTCAAG